GGTGGATCATTCCGTACTGAGACTATTAACCTGACAGTTACTCTCTCTGAAGACGCTAAGTCTGGTTGGTATCAGATACAAGGTCAGGATAAGGTGAACTTGACTCCTGGTGTGAGTGAGAACCTTACCATTGGCGACGGTATGAACTTTGGCGACACCAAGACTATTGAGTGGAGCGCAGAGGCCCAGGACGGTAAAGTAAAGAGCGGTAGCTTGACCTTCAAGAAGGTGGACCCTAATGCTACTATCATGGTTTACGTACAGGCAGAAAATGCTCCTTATATTTATGCTTGGTCAAAAGGTTCTTCTATTAAGAAATTGAAAGGCGATTGGCCTGGTACAAAGATGACAGAGTCTGAAGAAATCAATGGCGAAAAGTACTGGACTTGCGCTTTTGATGGTGTTGAGTCCTTCAATGTAATCTTGAATAATAATAGCGGTGCACAGTCTGGTGAATTCTCTGGTATCACAGGTGATATCTACCTGAAGTATGACGGCGGTGCAAATGCTCAGAAGATTGACGCTCCTGTCAATACGGCTGCTAAGGTTACTCTGAGTCCTAACGGTGGTGACTTCGAGAAGACAGTTACCGTAACAGCAACATTGAACAACAATGCAAAGAGCGGTTGGTATAAGATTGGCGATGGCGAGCAGGTGGCTCTTACTCCTGGTAAGCCATCAACCTTCACCCTCGGTGCTGACATGATGGAAGGCGAGAGCAAGACTGTAACTTGGAGCGCAACCAATGCTGACAATGAAACCAAGACAGGTTCTGCAACCTTCAACAAGATTAAAGAGGTAGTTATTCCTACTCCAACAGGTATCTTCGCTTACTTCCTCGCTCCTTCAGACTGGACTGATGTTCACGCTTATGTTTGGACTGATGGTAGTGGCGTATATACTGGCGGATGGCCTGGTGTAGCTTGTACCAAGACAGGTGAGAAGAAGAACGGTTTGGATATTTGGATGTGGAAGTATGATGGTGACAAGACTGAACTTCCTGCTAAGATTATCTTCAACAATAATGGTAATGGTAACAACCAGACTGGTAATTTCGATTTCGTAAACGGTGCAGTCTATAACCGTGACGGTAAGACCAACGAGATTATCACAGGCATCAACCAGACTGTAGCAGCTCAGAAGGCTGGCGCAGTGAAGATCTACACCCTCACAGGTGTGAAGGTTGCCGAGGTAAGAAACGTTCAGGATGCTGAATACCTCTTGGCTCCAGGTGCCTACATCTGCAATGGCAAGAAGTTTGTTATCAAGTAATATTGAAATTTTAGTAACTCATCAATAGTAATAAGTTTTTTTAGCCCGATTCTGCTTCGTGAGAAGCGGTATCGGGCCTTTTTTATGTCCAAAAGGATAAATATTTATGTTCAAAAGGATAAATAAAGTAAATAATTTCTCATATTGCGATAACTTTGTGTAACTTTGTAGCGACAATTATCTTTGTGGTTTTTGTAAGTTCTTGTAAATGAGCTAATTAAAGATAAGTAATTAATAACCATTAAGTTATCTAAGAATTAAAATAATATGTTTGGCACGTTTAACGCGACAAATGTCACAAGAAATTTATAAATAGTTTAGAGTATGGCAACATTTAAAATCTTAGTTCAGCATAGAAGAAGTGATGGTTTCTATCCTGTTTATATCAGATTGACTCATAATAGAAAGGTTTGCTATCTAAAGACCGATAAGATGGTAAACGATAAGGGTATCGTGAAGGGTACGAAAGAGGTGAAAGATACTTTCGTGCTTACAAGTTTGATGCCAAATATCAATAAATGGGTAGATGGATTGAATAGAGTAGATTCTTCTCAATGGACTATAGAGGAGGTTAGAAGATTCATTGAACAAGGCGAGGAGGGTGTTTGTTTTTCTGATTTTGCTAGAGAATATATAGATACACTTTATGATATATTGGAATATCATTCTGTATTAACCTACGGGCAAGCATTGAACAATTTGGAAACCTATGCTGGTAGCACAAAGATTATGTTTAACCAACTAACTACATCATTCATTGAAAATTGGATAAAATCCTTATCAGCTAAGAAAGCAATTAAGTTTACCTACCCTACGTATATCAAGCGATTGTTCAACGAGGGAGTAAAAAAATATAATGACTACGACAATGACATCATAAGAATAAAAAATAATCCTTGGGTGAAGATTAAGATACCAAGGGTAGATAAGGCAAAGAAGAAGGCTATAACCATGGAAGAATGCCGAAAGTTCTTTTCTATAGTCTCTGAAAAGAAATCGTATCAAAGAGTTATGGATATTTGTAAGATGGTGTTGTGTTTAGCTGGAATAAATGTTGCCGACCTATATAATATGAAAAAGAAGGACTACTTTGATGGAATCCTTCATTATGAGCGCAAGAAAACCAGAGGTAGGAGAGAAGATAATGCCTATATAGAAATGAAGGTTCCTGATATACTTTTTCCAACTATCGAAAAATATTTATCTAGTAACCCAAATGATGAATATCTTTTTTCTTTTCATTCCAAGATGGGGGAAAAGTCATTAGATACATTTCTCTCTTCCTATTTAAAGAAAATCTGCAAAGAGCTGTTGGGCTTTGAAAAGGGACATTACTATACTCCTTATACATTTCGACATACTTGGGCTACTATCGCTCAAAATGACTTAGGAGCAAGTTACGAGGAAATTGGCTTTGCCTTGAATCACATCAGTACTCACAAGGTGACAATGGGCTATGTGAAACCTGATTTCTCTAGAGCATGGGAATTAAATGAGAAGGTAGTGGAGAAGGTGTTTTTCACTAACGACAAGAGCAAACGCCTGGAGGAACATCATCTGCCTGTATTCGATAAGGTAGAGGAAAACTTTGAATTGTCTGCTGATGCTTACTTTATGGGTGAGGTTGTGGCTCATGTGGATGGCAAGGGCTATCGGAACACAGATGAGATAATAGAGCAGCTCTTGGCCAGCATAAATGATACTGTGCCTAAGAACTGCACGATACAGATTAAGGTGAAGAATATCACCAAGGACCAGACGAAGTACTTTGAACGAGTCAGGGACATAAAATAGCTATTTTGTGTTAATACAGATTAAAATCGGCCCAATATAAGTTAAAATAGAGCGTTTTTGCTCGATAACCAAGTCAAGGGTAGTCTTCTCTAAAGTTGAAGAAAATTTAGAGAGGGCTACCCATTTTTTATAATTAGCCATTATTAACAATTTTGAGATTTTTGATGTTGATAGTGGTTTCTTGTTTCTCAAATTTCTCTTCCAACTGCATGAAAGATTCCTCCACAGATAAGTTTCTGGATTCATCATTATTGAACGATACAGACTGGAGTTTTGGAGCCACGTATGGTAGGAACTTTGCCACCATCGCCAGACGTCCGGCAGGCTCGTCAATCTGCATGAGATCCGTGAAAAGTGAATAGTTCTTCTCATTGATACCATTGATGTAGCCAGTAAGGGCATCACGGAGGCTTTCACGCACACTTTTGGTAACCTTATTAGGTGTGCCAGCCTTACGTCCGCCAGTCTTCTTCCTCTTTGGCTTCGGCTCATTATTATTGTCTTGTTTTACTGCCATATTCTATTGATTTTTAATGTTTACTGATAGTTTTCGGTTGCAAATATAGGAAGAAATTACGAAACTTGGTGTTCAAGTTGCGGAACTTATCACAGATAGGTAAGAAAAACGCATTACTTTTGAACAGTTTAAACATTAAAATTCGAATTTTATGGGATTAATTGGAAGTATTGCTGGTGGACTGACCTCTGCTGCAGGTGGTGCTCTAGCAGCTAAAGCAAGAAACAAGGGATATAATGAGTATATCAAAATGTTTCAAGACCGTATGCAACAGGTGAAGGATCATCGTGATAACTTGTATTATCAGGACCCTACTCAGTCAGCGGAGAATCAGGTAGCCGTGACCAATGCCCAGAAGGTATTGGATAATGCAACAGAGACCGCAAAGAATACCAATATTGTTAGTGGCGGTTCTGATGAAGCGGTTGCGCTCAGTAAACAGGCTGCTCAGGAGCAGGTGGGTAAGATGGTGCAAGAGGCTGCTGTGCAAGGTGCTCAGACCAAAGAAAATGTGTGGAATACTGCTGATTCGCAGATAGACCAGATGACTAACTACATCGCCACAGCCAAGAAGGAGAAAGCTCTTTCTACAGCACAGGGTATTACGGATGCTGCTGGTGGCTTGGCTGGCGCAGCAAGTAAATTGCCATTTTAAGGAAGGAGGTGATTATGGGATTTACATTGGATGATTTAACTCCTAAACGTCCGGCAACTGCCGTTACTCCTGTTACTGATTTCCCTGATGATAATGCGGTGAAGCCGGAGGTTGCAGTACCAGTTCAGACAACTGATACCGAACCGGGAAAGGGTACAGCCATAGATACTACTGGTATTACCGGGAATGGTGTCCATGAATCTTTTGCAGAACAACCAACCGAGGAAGTTACCAAGGTGGAGCCTAACCAGGGTATCAAGATAGACTGGAGCAGACCTTATGCCGAGATAGAACAGAATCCTATCTTGCAGCAGATGAAGCCTTATGACATTATGAGGGATTACCAGAAGAATGGTGATGGAAACTGGTCTGCCTTCATGCCTTGGCTTTCTTCACTTGGTGATGCCGATAAAACTGTGGCTGCAAATGCAGCTTTGCAAAAGAAGGCAGAGAATCAAGCCAAATGGGAACAATGGGGAAATCTTTTTATGCACTTGGGTAACTTCTTTGGTACAGTTCAAGGTGCTCCATCGCAGAAGATAGAATCAGCACAAGAACTTACTGATCGCCAACGCAAGATAAGAGAGGCTACTGAGGCTCTTCGTGACAAGGGATATAACCAGATGATGGTGAATATCTATAAGGACCGTCAAGACAAACAGGCTCAGATGCAGGCAGAGGCTGCTGCAAAGGCAAATGAGGAACTGGCTGCTTATCGTCGTTCACAGAAGAATCAGACGGATGCCCTCACTCCTGTAAAGGTCGAAGAAGTGAATCAATCAGCAAGACAGCATTCTACGGGTGCAGATTTGAATATTTCAAAGAAGGAGACAGAGGATGCTTTGAGAGGCAAGAAGGGAAAATTACTTGATGCTCAAACTAATAATGCTAATGCCGGAGCTGCTGATCATAATGCCAGCGTTAACGTTAAGGGAGCGCAAGTTAGGCATATCAATTCGCAAACAGAGGGACAGAATCAGAGGAATGCCAACCAGAAGGAGGCTGATGATTTCAACACCAGGTATGTGAACGACCCTGTTTTCAAGAAACATGTGAATGAATGGGCTACACACAATGGTATGGCTATCGGTGGTAATGATGGCAGAGGTGGCACTTGGGCGAATGAAAAGAATCGCCAACAGGCATCCGCTTACGCTAGGGCTAAAATGGCTAAGGAAGGCAAGAAGCGAACCGTTCGCCCTTATGGTGGGAAACCAGCCAAGAGAACTTCTAGCACAAAGGTAGATTATTCAAAGTATATAAGAAAATAACATAGTATATGGCAGACAAAGACAACAAATCTAAGTTGACTTATCATGTATGGGATAAAGACAACAATGAGTATGACATCCCTGATGAGGTTGTTCAGCAGAGAGGCATGGACAACTTCGCTAAGGACTTCGAAGGTGGTTATATCACCATGTTTGACGATAAGAAGCAGAAGGTAGATGTTCCTATTGAGGATGTGGGCGAGTATCGTAAGCAGGGCTATATGTGGTATGATACCAGTGGAAACGCTACCCCTATCAACGAGGTTGGAAAGAAACCTTCACCTTCTAAAGAGAAAGAACAGTCTCAATATCCGCAAGAGATGAAGCGAGGTGAGTTAAAGAAGCCTAGCTTGATTTCGCAAGCACTCGGCATGATGCCGAAGATGGATGCAGGAAATATCGGCAGGGAGCAGAAGGTGGGTGGAATGATAGCCAATTTGCTTCTTGGTGATAATATGCAGGTACAGCAGCCAGCACAGAAGGAGGCTTCTCCTGAATCTAAAGAGGCGGCTCCTGTTACAACACCAACTGGTGTGGTGAATAATGAGGGGTTGATGGATGCCAAACTTGCCAACTATATTGAGAACTGGAAGCAGAGACCGGATAAGCAGGGTACTTACTTTGAGAATATGGTTGCCGACTTGTTGGCTGATGGCACTGCCAATAGCAATGAGGAGGCAGTGAATATGGTGATGCCTGCTTTGCGCAGATATGCCAACCGTTCGGCTATGGACGTTACCAACCAGGTAGTATCTTCTTTGCCTGATGATACGGTGCAGGATGCTGAGCAGAATATCGATGCGCAATGGTATAGCCATGGCGTGCAGGATAAGTTGAAGCAGGAGGCAGACAGCATGGGTATTAGTTATGATGACTATGTGGCTCATTTCCTGAAACCAGCTATGGTACAGAGTCTGGTAAACAAATATGGTCCGAACTACCGCAATATAGCCGAGGGCATCGCAACACGCCTCTATTCTCACGATGAGAATGTACAGGACAGACTGATGAATCAGGACATCAATGATGCGCTTTCTAGTGTTATCAGTAAGTATGTGAGTCCATCTGTAGTGGATGAGTACAACAAGGCTCAGGAGGCAGGAAGCAAGGCATTTATGGAGGGAATGGAAGGAAGCCAGTTTATTCCTGCCAATCTCCGATTGGGTACAGCACTTGGTGCTCAGTATGAGGCAAACGAGACCAAGGATCCTGCAAAGGTGCTTTCTGGTTTGCAGCAGAAGTTTGGCAAACTCTACCGGAATCCGAAGTTCCTGAATGACATGAGCAATGCCGCATTTAAGGTGATGCAGCGATATGGCTTGAATGGCACTCAGAGTAGTGATCCTAAGCAGTTCAAGCCAATGATCAATGCTGTTCTTAAGAATGAATTGGACCAGTTGGAGATTAAGGGTATGATGCCTAAGGGTAGTGCTGAGTACATCATGAAGACTGGTTTGGGTAACACTATTGTGGGTAAGATTACTCGCAAGGCTGTTCAGACGGACTATCAGAACTGGCTGGAGGATATTGCCAATCAGCAGTATCAGCCGGGCTTCTGGGAGAATGTAGCTAGTGGTGCTCTGACCTTTGCAGGTGATGCCTGGAGTTATTGGTTGCCTGGAGCCGCAGGTGGCAAGTTGACTAAGAGCATGGTAGCCAAGGCTGAGGGTAAACTGGCTGGTGACCTGATGGCTAAGGGCATGGAGCGCAGGGTGGCTGAGCGAGCTGCCAAGGTGCTTATCGGCAAGAGTAAGGACGAGGCTTTGAAGAGTGGAGCCGTGCATGGTGCTGTTACCTTTGGCGGTCAGTCGGCTATCTCGAAGCCTATTGATGAAGTTTATCGTACTGGCCAGTTTGATGAGAATGGCAAGATTTACAATCCTTCTGTGTGTAAGGTTATCGCTGATACTCTGGGCGAGGTGGCTAAACAGACTGCCGTAGGTGCTATCATGCAGGGTGGAACTATCGCTAATATGGTAGGTAAAGGCAGAGGTTTGGCTACCAATATTCTTGCTGATGTTGGTGGTAAGGTTGTGGATTCCGGTATTATGACTGGTCATCAGATGCTGGAGCGCATGGCGCAGGATCCGAACTTCAAGCCTACAGGCAAGGATGCTGCCGAGAGTTTCTTGGAGAGCATGGCGAACCTTACTGCTATCGGCTTGCCGGGCATGGTGGGCAAGTATGCTCGATTCAAGGACGCAATGGAGTTTAACAAGAAGTTTGACTTCACTGATCAGGATATTGCCGAGTTGAAGAGATTCGGCTATGATGGTCTTCGTGATGCTTTTGAGAAGATGGGCATCGGGGAGTATGCTGTGGTTGGTGAGAATGCTCAGCGACTTGATGGGCAGTTAACCCAGAAGTATATGAACCTGATGAACGACAAGAGTGTTCCGGAGGTGTTGAAGGCTAAGATGATGGCAGTTGTAGAAGGCAAACGCCCTTCTTCTTTCTCGCCAGTAGTAGATTCTGTCATCGTGCAGCCTATGGATCATGACGGAAAGGTGTATCTCGAAACCTTGAATAAGGATGGCGGTATCATTGACAGAAAGGAGTTTTCTTCTCTTGATGAGGCTCAGAAGGCAGATAAGAAACTGGAGTATGAGAAGACTCTTGGTTTAGCTTCTGTGCTGGAAGGTGAGTTCCACAATGAGTTTACGCAGGAGCATCTTGAAGGCTTATACAACAAGGCAGCCCAGAAATATAATATGGGTGAGAAATTGACAGATGAGGATAAGGCAGCGGTTTATCTTCATCAGAATGCTGGTGCCATCAAGGAGATTATGGATAAGCAGCAGAAGGGTATTATCCTTACTGATGAGGAGCAGAAGCAGATTAATGCCTATCGTCATTATTATGACAGTGCTTTGGAGAACAGTTCTGTGATGAGGGAGTTTGTCAACACGTTTGAGGATTCCCATGGCGTGGCACGCGGTACACTTCGTAAGGCTTTGGAGTCGAAAGATAAGAAATATGCACCTTTGGTGGAATCTTATCTTAAGGAGCTTTACAACTCCATCGAACTGAAACGTGAAATGAAGCAGACGATGGATGATCTCTATAATACTGCCCATGGAAATGAGCAGAAGCGCATTGAGCAGGGTGGTGTTGAGGGTGAAAAGCCTACAGCTCCTGTTGAAGGTTCTGCTGGTGGTCAGGAGCCTCCAGTTTCAGAAGCTCCTTCTCCTTATCAAGGTAATACCGATGTTTCATCTGGTCAAGGTGAAGGCGTTTCTACAGCAATTTCAGATAACTCATCTGCTGATGTTATTACTTCTGATGCTTTTGTTATGGGACAGAATGCCTATAAGAATGGGGATTCTGAGGCTTTGCAGGCTATCGACTATAATAGTGATTTGGCAACAGGACGTTTGCAGCGTGCTTTTGCTGACAATGAGAAGATGCCTGATATTGTAGCCAAGGCCTATAATGAAGGTAGAGATATGGAGCAGTTTGTGGCTCAGCGTGCAAGTAGTTTGACTCCAGCACAAAAAGAGGCTATCAGTAAATATGTAGAGGCAATGGATGCCAAGAAGGGTGCTATTGATGCTCTGCAGCATGCCGATGATGGCTATGGTGAGGCGTTGAAGCAGCAGCTCTGGCCATACCAGACGGTAGACGGAAACATAGTTCCTGCTACTTTGGATAGCGGAAAACAGGTATTCCTGAAGAAGGCTAACGAATATGGTGGAGCCTTTGTTGTCGTTCCAGATGAGCATGGACAGCTTACAATTAAGCAGGTATCTAATGCCGAGATTAAAGAGGTGGGCGCTCCTGTTTCTCTTGATAAATACATTGAAAATGCGGTGGCTCAGCAGAAGGATGCAAGAGCGCAGCAGTTTATCAGCCAGTTTGATGGCAGCGGTTTGAAGCCGAATGACCGGGTGACAGTTGCCATGGAGGAAGGTGATGCTAATATTGACATGACCTTTGCCGGATATAGCGAGGAAGGAAAGATTGTGCTTACTGATGGCAAAGATTATCTTCCCCTGTCTAAAGAAGAGTTTGCTGCATGGCGCAAGAATGCTCTCGACAACACAATCAATGAGCATTTGGATGCCGAGGACGATGAACGTGAACAGAAAGCAGTTTCTCAGGCTGAGGCTGATAAGAAGCAGCGTTATGCCAATGACATCGTGGGACTGAGCGAGGGCCAGCCGGACTATTCTTCTAAGAATACAGATCCAAATGTGGCGGCTGAGTATCTGCAGGAGCAGTTTGGGGAAGACCATGGCAAACTTTTGAATCTGGTTAATGGCAGCCGTGATGACATCGAAACGCAACTTGCCAACAAGAAGAAGGCTGCTGCTGAATATCAGAACTGGCTTGATACCAATGCCGACCTTGACCCGGAAAAGGCTAAGAAGGTGGAGGATGAGTTGAGTCTGGTTAATGAGCAGATTGCTGATCTTGATGCTCGTTTCAAGAACTGGAATACTATCCGCAACAGTGTGATGACTCCTGACGAGTTAAGAACCATGAAGGAGGAGCGCAAGGCAGAGATAGAGCGAGCTGGCATTGACAAGTCTTCCGTTCTGCCAGATGTGGATACAGGCGTTCGTATTCCAGAGAACAGTGAGCTTAAAGACAAATATCCTACTCAGGAAGCTGCTTCCGGCTACATAACGTCAGAGCGCAGACGCGTGTACAAGATGCAGGAAGAAACCCAACGAGAAATTGATGGTGTAGACAAGATACTCAATCAATACATGGATGGGGATATGGAACTTTCCGCTGAACAGTTGAGAGATCTGAATACCACCAAGGCAGAACTGGCAAACAGACAGAATGCGCTTACAGCGGATGCCAAGGCTTTGAAGGGAAAGGCTGAAAGCTTGAATATTCTTTATATAAAGGAACGAGCAGAGCAAAACAAGAAGAATCTTGAAGCTTTGTCCCCAAAAGACAGACGTAAGGAATTGGTAGCTAAAGCCTTGGAGGATATTCGTAATCTTGTACTGAGAGACCTGGCGAATGGGGTGGACCCACGTACTAAAATGCAGGAAGGCGAAGCTAAGGAGTTCCATTCTATCATAGACCAAATGTTTGATGACCCTACCTTTGACAAATCTCAGCATAATCGTGAAAGATATGACTTAGGTAAAACTCCAGAATGGATGCAAGGAATAGGTATAAAGGGAGAAGATTTTTCTTTGTCTTTCAAGAGCATCAAGGTACATAAGGGAAAGGATGCTGACCATGATTTGACTAAGGAGGAATGGCATGAGCTACCTAATGCTTTGATACACCCGTTTGCCATAACTCGTTATCAAGGAGCGGAAGACAGATTTCGTCTTTATGTGAACATTAATCATGATGGGAAGCCTGTAGCTGTAGGCGTTGATGTAAAGCGAGTAAACCAAGGAAAGAACAAACCACAACTTGAAGTGAATAGCATCAAGACTATATTTGCTCACCATGGTGAAATCGGAGGATCAGAAGTTTTAGTAACATACGATAAAAAAATAACTCCAAAACAGCAGGAACTTCTGCGTGGACTCAATTTCCACGAATATCCTACTATTCAGGAGTTATCTGCTGCAAAGATAAGAAATAATATCGAAACCGCCAAGGGAAATGGTGGAAAATTATCTGTGGAGGAAAAAATAAAGGCTGTTTCTCAGCAATTTGGAGTAGATGAGGCAGATGTGGCAATGTACGCCAATGCAGTTAAGAAGGGTTCTACTGCTGAGGCTGCACGTGCCAGAGCCAATATTAAGCGTCACTTGTTGCAGGTAAATGAAGATAAGATTTCCTCTTTAAAGGAACTTCTTAAGTACACCGTGCCTGTAAATAATGCCTTGAAGGAGAACTTTGGCGACCTTGATGCTATGATCGAGGAGCGCGTGAAGCAGGTGGAGGCGCAGCGTAACGCCATGGAAGCCGCTAGAAAGAGAGCAGAGGAAGAGGAAGCCAAGCGGCAAAAACACTTGGAGGAACTTTCTGTGATTCCTGATGATCAACTTGACAAGCAGTATATGGATGCTATTGCCAAAGGTGATGATGCTACAGCCAGGGAAATGCTTGATGAGGCTGCCAGACGCAAGGGCTATGATGATACCGAAAGCGCATACCAAGGTGTAGGTGCATGGGCTGCACCGGGAAACCCTGGGTATGAAAGCGACAAGGCGAGACGTGATGATTGGGAATCCAGTGGCTCGGATGTGAACCTGGAGGATATGGCTTTGGGCTATACTCCTCAGCCGGATGATTACTTCTCTCACCCTGAGCGTTATTCTCAGAACACTCCTCATGGATTGGAATCTGTGAAAGCTATCAATACGGCTATTGATGCCATTAAGAATGGCGAGAAGGATGTTAAGGTAAAGGTTTATCGTGCTGTTCCTACTTCGGTGAAGGAAGGCAAGTTGCGTAATGGTGACTGGGTTACTCCTTCTAAGAAATATGCCGAAATGCACGGAACAAACCGTCTGGAAGGCAAATATCGTATCATTGAAGATGAAGTTCCGGCTACTCAACTGTGGTGGGACGGTAATGACGCAAACGAGTTTGGCTTTGATGATGGCAAGGCATATAAATATAAGAATGCCAAGAATAACAGAAAGTTGAACGACCTTGTTACCTATGATAATAAGGGTGACGTTATTCCTCCTTCTAAGCGTTTCAATTCTCGCAAGAGCGATGTGAGATTCATGTTTGCTGGCGAGAAGGGTGCGGCTGAGGCTGACAAGGCTGATGAGCAAACTATCCGCATGGATAATCTTGATGTAGCCAAGCAGATGGAAAAGGCAAAGAAGGATGCCAAGATTATCAAGATGGCTACAGGTTGGGAGAAAGGTGTAGATGGCAAGTGGAGATACGAAATGCCTGATGCCAAGATAAAGGACACCATCGATGTAGGTGGTGGAAATATCGTTAAGCGTTTCGAAGAGGATATGCTTTGGACTGATGGTAAGTTGGAAGATGCTGTGGATGCGCCAAAGCTTTTTGAGGCTTATCCTCAGTTGAAAAATATTAAAATCCATACTGATGCAGTAATGAATGACATGCCTTCAAATGGGGAATACAATCCACAAACAAAGACTATAACCATTCATGCGGATGAATTAAAGTATCTGAATAGCATTCTGAATCATGAAATTCAGCACGTAATTCAGCATGAAGAGGGTTTTGCGCATGGTGGCACACCCGAACAGGTGGAGAGAGATTTCAATGCTGCTAAGGCTGAATGGAAGGCACGTTCCTATGCCTTTGAATTGGAAGAGAAAGCCAAGGAAATGGGTGGTGAGTATAACCAATCTGCTGTAGAGAAAGCCCTTATCCAGGAATATAAGGACATGGATATGCCTGAGTTCATTCCTGACAAGGAAACCCGAATTAAGGGTTTCAACTACTTCGCACGTGGCTATGCAGACAGAAGTATGGATGATGCCATTAAGCGTTTCCGTTTGGATAGGTTCCAACGTACAGACTTTGATTCTTACCAAGAATATAGAAAGTTGGCTGGTGAAGTTGAATCTCGAAATGTGGAGAAGCGTTTGGGTATGACGGACGAGGAGCGCAGAAACTCCTTGGCATCTGAAACTGAGGACGTGAACCGTGACGAGCAGATTGTGATGAATGGGAATGATGCTAGCTATAGCATCGTGAAAGACCCTGAGACCATCAAGAAGCTGGATAAGGAAGATACGGTGAAGGTTTATCGTGCCATGCAGGTAGGCGAGGATGGAAAACTCTATCCACCGATGGCTGCAAAGGTGAAGGGCAAGTTTGTAGAACCTATCGAACTCGGTAAGTGGGAACAGGCAGATGAGCGACCAGAACTTGCTGATGATAAGGGTATGTTTACCCTCAACAAGGGTAATGGTAAATCGCTTAAGGCTGCTTACAATCCTTACCTTCATACTTCTCGCACTCCACTGAATGACCAGTTTAGCGAGGCTCAGAATCGCCCTAACATCGTAACCGTGGAGGTTGAGGTGCCAAAGAGCGAGCTGACGAGTGGCTACAAGGCTGATAAAGCCAAGGATGCCGTGGGTGAAGTAGAGTGGAAGGCTGGTATCATCCAAGGACAGCTGACTGGCAAGCGCAAAGTGGTGCTTTCTCGTTGGGATAAGCCTGTGCGTATCGTGCCTGACAGCGAGGTGGCTGATGTTATCGTCAATGATATGTTCAAGGGCAAGAATATCACTATGCCTTCGAATGTGGTTACTCCAAGTCTGAGAAAAGAGTTGGAGAAGCGAGGTGTGCCGTTTGTGGAGACCGATAACAGAGGAAGAATCGTAGGAGGCGAGAATGATGGTGTGCATTATTCCAAGGTGTATGGTAAGAAGGCTAATGTGAAACCTCGTCTCGGCTCTGCCACAATTGGCTTGAAGGCTGCAAAGGATAAGGTGGTGGAACTGTTTCATAAGGCAAAGAGTGGCGAGTTTAATGGCAAACCTCAGTCTATAGGTACTCTTACGCAAGAGGGCAAGAAGTTCCTAGAAGATTTGTCGGGCTTGAAGATGAAAGATAAGATAGACTTTGTTCTGAATCCTTCTGATTTGAAGCACATGAACAAAGACCACTTCGGAGATAATGAGAAGGATCCTGGAAGAAATATTCCTTTGACAGAGGAAGATTTGCGCTCTATGGTGGATGTTATCATGAATCCTGAGCAAGTGGTGTATGGCATCGAGAAGATGGATAATCGCAAGGCTTTCTTCTTCTTGAAGCAAGCTGAGGATGGTACATTAAATCTGGCAGAGATCTATAGTGATAAGAAGGGTAATCTTACAGCCAAAAGCTACTATAAGACGAAAAAGGGGGTTGACCAGCGAGTCATGGAGATTAAGAACTCCCTTCTCCCTACGCCCGAAGCGTCTTCTGGTTCACCCCTTTCTGATGGCAAAGGTATAAACTTTTTCTCAATTGAGCAAGAAAAAACAGCAGAAAATGAGCGAAAAATCGCTGATTCGGTAGTGAATACAGCAAATAAGCTGGGTGGTGCTGAGGCTACTGTTTATTCTTCTTTGGATGATGTGCCTGAGGAATATCGCTCAGAGGTAGAGCAGGGAGCCAAGGGATGGTACGACCCGGAGACTCATAGCGTGCATGTGTATCTGCCGAACTGTGAGGATGGCAATGATGCCCAGCGAACCGTCTTCCATGAAAAGATAGGTCATGAGGGTATGGAAGTACTTCTTGGTGGCGAAGATAGCGTGAGAAAGTTCGCCAACTTCGTTTATCGTTCCGTAGGTAAGGATGTTCGAGGCAAGATTATTGACTTTGCCAATAAATATGATCCGGACTGGAAGAACCCTGATCGCATGAATGTGGGAACGCAGGAGTATATCGCTCATTTGGCTGAGGAGGGTCCTAAGACTGCTGAGGACTTTTCTCTTTGGACCAAGATTAAGCATTATCTTATCAAGGTGCTTAAGAAGCTGGGTGTTCGTGTTCCGGGACTTCTCAATGACAAGGATTTGAGATACTACCTGATGAAGGCTGGCAAGGCTCTCCATGTATGGGACAATATGCCTAAGGAGAAGCAGGAAGCCATGATGAAGCAGGCTAGCAATGCTGAAATCAAGGATGCGCTATCTGATGGTGCAGGTAAGGGCAAACCGAGACAGAAGAAGGGTGAGAGCACTATTCAGTACATGAAACGTGTACAGGAGTGGCGCAAATGGCAGAATGCACGCGAGGATAAAGAGAACCCAGAGCCACCTATGTTCTATGACTTCGACAAGGATGCCGAGGGCAAGAAGGAATGGGAACGCCTTAACAAGGAATGGCGTGACAGCCATCATCTGCAGGGTGACGAAATGCCGATTAAGCCTGAACGCAAGGAAGGCGAGACGGATGAGGAGTTTTTCCCTCGTTACAAGGAATGGGAGAAGTGGAACGATGCTATGGCCGACAAGGAGAACCCTATGCCAGATATGTTTGCCTTCGAAAAGAAAAAGCAGGAGGAGGTGAAACGCAAGTATGAGGACTGGCTGGCCAAACATGATCTGCTGGAGCAGCAGCAAGCAGATCTGGACTTGTATGAGGGTAAGATTTATCCGGCAGAGACCAATCCGAAGGCTGATGCACTGGAGCAGCAAGTGATGCAGGATTTGGCAGAAGTTACCAGTACTGACGTGAGCAAGGAAGGTGCCGCAAAGACCGTGAAGCATGCCGTTATCCATCGTAGAAAGAATATGGAGGAGGCCAGTGCTGATGATGCCATCTATATCAATGATGTGAAGAACAGAATAGAGAAGATGGCAGATAGCGGTGCTTTCGACAAGTTGCTTTCTGACTATAAGGGCAAGCCAAACAAGGCTGAGAAGCTGGCTGAGGCTATACCTTATATAATAGAAGCTCCTAGAAGACTGCGTGACCTGGCGCATGATTTGAATGCCACTGATGCTTTTGACAAGGGACATATCCATATCCAGCCAGATGATGTAGAGGCTATCCAACCTTTCGTGGCAGACTTGATTGCTGAGACTGCTAAGATGCATACCGTACTGAAAGACGACAAGGAGGTGAAGGTTTATGATGATCCTCAGGCTGTGAGCGAGGTGGCTAACAAGCTGGCTCAGGCTATCAATGCCAATCACCAGGGCGAGGAAGGCTTTGTCCCTATTGATGGTACGGACATCCTGAGCAAGCAGGTATTGCCACTGGTGAAGCAGCAGATTGTGCCTGTAGGTATCGACTACAAGAATCTCTCGCCTGAAATGAAGGCTACCATTGATTCTATCAGAGACTGGTATAACTATACCTACGATTGGTTGAAGGATAATCACACCTTAAGAGAGGACACTGGATATAATGCCGACTATGTAAACCATATCTGGGATAAGGAGAAGAGCGACAAGCAGGCTTATGCGATGTATGTGGAGAACAGACAACGCACAAAAAGCCCTAACGAGAAGCCGAGAACCATCAGTACCCTGATGGAGGGTATCAGCGTAGGACTTGTGCCTAAGACTACCGACATCACGAAGATGATGGCTTACTACAGCAGAAGCAATATCGAGGCTTGGGTTAACAAGACGATGCTGCAGGAGTTGAGCGGATTGAACGTGATAGAGCGGAATGAGGACGGAGAAATCGTTTCTTCTGACCCACTGCTTTCTTCTACGCCTCCTTTTAACCTGGAGCAGTATCAGTATTTTGAGATTCCGGGTGTGGGTCCGGTATGGGTATATAATGTATCTCCTAAGCAGGTGAAGGTGAAGAATCCTATCACAGGTAAGGAGAAAGTGCTTTATAGCGAGGCGAGTGCCGGGGACCGATTCGGGGTAGTATTCGAGACTTATCAGTCTTCGCCTTTCTGGAAGGCTTTTGATACGGCTGCTTCGAGTGCCAAGAAGATGGAGCTGGGCTTTAGTGGTTTCCATGCCGGAGCCTTGACGGAGGTTTATATGGTACAGAACATGGTGGAGTTTGGACCTAAGAAGGCTATGGCCAACTTTATGAAATATATCTTTGCAGATACAGCCAAGAACCATGAACTGCCTTGCTTTGCCAATCCTGAGGACTTCCAAGAGGCTGCCACTCATGGGGTAAAATTCGGAGCGACCAACGACTATGCAGCTGCGGACGTACAGAATATGTTTGACAACTTCCGTGATACTTTGTACAAAATACAAGAAAAATTAGAAAATGGCAATGTAATATCAAAGGCTGGAGCTACAGTTTCTCTCCCATTCAAGATTGCTTCACAATTACTTTCGCTCATTAATAAGGGCATGGATAGAGCCTTGTGGGATTTCCTTCATGACGGACTGAAACTTGCTACTTACCGCATGAGGGCAGACAAGACTAAGGAACGTGCTAAGAAGAAGGGATGGACTGAGGAGGAACTAAGCCGGGCTTTGGATGAGGATGGTCAGTTTGTGAACGATATGTTTGGTGGTCAGCACTGGGATGTATTGGGTGCCAGCCATCGAACCTTGCGCTATGCCGGACGAGTTCTTCTTTCACCAGACTGGAACACTTCTACAACTCGCCACTTCTTGGCACTTACAGGATATGGCTCAGTTTGGAACGAAGCGACCTTTGAAAACTTTAAGGAGTATTACAAGCATTTGTGGGCAGCAGCTAGAGGAAAAGGTGAGTTGACTCCTGAAGATTGGGGGCGATTCTCTAGACAAAAATCTGCTTTTCTCTGTTATGGCTTGGGCTTCATGGTATTCTATGAGGGTATTGCCAATGGTATCAATGCCGCCTTCCGTGCCCTGGATGAGGAGAAGGAGCGCAAGAAGGCAGAGGAGATCCGGAAGACCAACCCTAACTACAGAAGTATGTATGAACTTGCTTATGGTGACAAGGGTATGAAATGGTATGACTATCTGATGAGAGGCAACAGCCTTGGCCAGCAGAGCAAAATCTTCTTAGGCAGATATGAAGATGGTACAGAAATGTATGTGAGACATGGTAAGCAGTTCCGTGAGGTTCCTGAATATCTCTTCAACCATAAGGGAGAACTGGAGTTCCCTGGACCTATGGTACAGCGAATGATAGGTAAGGCTAACCCTATGGTGAGAATGACCTTGGATGATATAAACTATCTGAGCGATTTCCAAGCCAGCCATGCGGATCAAGAGATTCAGCGCAAGTATGGCAAGACCATCGGACTGCTTTATAAGGATGCTTTGTACTGGGCACCTTTCCTGATTCCGAGCCAGGAGAACAAGGAGTTCAAGGCCGTTGATTTCTTCTTCCCTTCTTCTAAGGGGTTCTCTCCATGGAAGGCTCAGAGTTACTTCAAGGACTTTATCCTTAGCGGTGACATGGAGGGCGTGGTGATGACCTATCAGAGCTGCCAGCGCAATGGTATTGATGCTGAGGCTCAGATTAAGGCTGCCATCGGTTCGGTGAAGGCACTGGAAAGTGCGGAAATGCAAGATGGCGTGACTTCGCTGCAGGAGGCCAGTAAACGCTTTGATGCTGCCAAGAGTATCACGGAAAAGAAGAAGATGCGCCAGAAGATTAAGAAATTCCTCTCGCAGAGTAATTACAAAGCTTTCACTCAGAAGGAGGCTCTGGACATGGTGCAGGGTTATCTGAACGGTGATGAAGACTTGAAGGAAATGGAGAAGGCTGAAAGCAAGTACCTGATGAAGGCTAAGGCAGAGGACGTGACGGAGGACTGGAGAATACAGAACGTTTGGAGCGGAACCATGGAGACTTATCAGGAGTATCAGCGTTTGAAGGATGTTGATAAGGCGAAGGCAAATACCTTTAAGAACAGCAAGACCAACAAACGACTGTTTGCGGCAAGAAAGGCTATCTATGCTGCAAGAAGGAAGATGAATAAGGCTAAGAAGCAAATGGATGGTACAAACGATGCTGCCAAACTGGTTGAGATTCGGAATACCAGAAAGGAGCTGCTTAAAACGTTGAACGGAATGGAGTAGCCTTCGGGCTACTTCACTCTAAAAAATGTTCTATATTTCCGAAAATAGGCATTGGCCAATTCAATTTTATGTTCTATATTTCTACAAACAGAAAAAGGGACTTGCTTCACAGCGAGTCCCTTTTTGATAGTTGTAAAATTCTAAATTCCAAATAAATTTTATTTTTAACAAAAAGATAAAAATCGTATTTTGAAAGTTGAAGATATTGGAGCGATGTTATCCGAGAGAAGTACCAGATACTTTATCTGGTTCATTTTTTGGTGTTGCCCAGCGTATGTAATCAGCCATGCTGTCATCCATGCGCTGCTGCTCACTCTTCGGATTCTCCTTCTTTTCCTTTCCCCAAAGGCGTCTGGCAATATCATCCAAACACCACTGCCAATCGTCTCGAAGAGTGATGACCTTGGAACTTGGCATGATGGTGACATCTGCCTTTGGTGGGTCAACATGCTTGGTGTTGCCATCCTTATCGGTCTCCTCCTTGGTACTGAGAGAGGCGAAAGGCACGTTATTGTCGTTAAGGAACTTCTCCACATCCTCCTTCTTGTTGTCGCAGAGAAGAATACAGACGGAAACCTTATTTTTCTTCAAGGTGGTGAGGGCTTCTTTCGCCTTGCCTACCATGGAGAGGTTGCCTTTATCATCTTTAGTAATGACGCAGGCTTCATGCACATTGATTGATTTACCCATGATTTAAAACGTTTTAAATGAAATGCGGAACAAAAATAAGGAGAAAATATGAAAAAGTAATGTTAAGTTGCGCAACTTATCACTAATAAGCGAGAAAAATGCGGTATTTTTGGCGAAAAATTAAGAATTATGGTTGACAATCATGTAATAAATGACATATCGAACTATGCTGAGCCGGGACCAGACTCACTTGAAGGAGTGAGTCGGGAGCGGTTTACGCAGAGCGAAAGCAATCTTCTGTTGCTGCAATGGGCTTGCCAATACTTCTATGATGGTGCAGAACTGAGAAAGAAGTGGAAGCGAGCGCAAGACTTCGTGATGGGAAGACAGTTGGAAGAGCTGATAGAATGGAATGGAAGAAAGATTACCATCCGGCAGTATATGGAACTGAAAGGTATGCCAATACTGGAATACGATGTAATCGGAGACAAACTTCTTTCGCTCGTTGGTCTTGTGCGCCAGCAGCGCAGTACTGCTACATGTAGTGCCGTGGATCCAAACGAGGAAGACTATATCAGTTTCTTCAATGAATATCTTCGTCAGAACGACAACTTGAACGACAGGCAAGAGTTAGATGCGAGAATGTTCTATTCCTTCTGTGTCTTCGCCTTTGTGGGCATGAAAACCTATTATGGCAGGAGGAATGGCAAGAATGGCATCTTTGACTATTCTGTAGACATCTTTAAGTTAGCTTTACCACCTTTCTTTAAGTATGACCTGAGCGATGTGGAATTTATTGCTGAGGCTCATGATTTGACTTGGCGAGAGATTATTGCTACCTTTACAAATGGAAGCAAGGAAGAGACTAATAAACTCAGTGAGATCTATCTACAGACGCAGCACCATTTTGCGCCCGAACAGACTTATCACCCGACTGGTGAAGCCCAGTATGCCGGAATAGATGATTTCACCCATTCTTCAGTAGTAGGCAAGTACCGGGTATTGGAAATCTGGACAAAAGAAACCAGGCCAGCCATCTGGGTGCATGACTGGGAGAGTGGAGATTGCGGCTATGCTTCTCCTGACCAGCGAGCCTTCTATGAGGAAAAGAAGCGCAAGATAGAGGAATCCAACATCATGAAAGATGAGAATGGCCTACCTGTGCTCGATGAGAATGGTGAGCCTATCTACTATGTAGACCCTTCTGAACTTAAGACCATCGAAATTAAGGATGAGGCTGAAACCTACTGGTTCAGAAGATACCTTACCCCGAATGGCTATCTGTTAGATGCCAGGGAATCGCCCTACTATGTGCTGAGAGACGGTTTCAGAACTTCCATCATGCCATATACCTTCGTGGCTTATCCTTGCCTGAATGGTGAGATAAGAAGTTTCTCTATGCGTGCCGAGAACAACCAGCGCACCTTGAACCATTATATGATGATGATTAACTTCATCGTAGCCAATGGTGCCAAGGGAACGATGCTTGTGGACGAGAATGCTCTGAGCGAGAAACAGAGCATCGATGAAATGCAGGTGAACTATACCAAGACGGATGGTTTTATCTTATGGAACTCCAAGAATGGAGGTAAACCACCTCAGACACTGGTCAACAAGAGTATTCCGGCAGGTGTTGACTTCATGGTGAACTTTGCCAAGACGATGGCAAGCGAGGGAACTGGTGTACAGGGTGCTCTTCAAGGACAGCACCGGAATACCAGCGGTAAGCAATATCAGTTGGAAAGAGAATCATCATCTACCACCATACAGGACTTTGTTGAGAGTTTCAACAACTTTAAGGTACGTGTAGCCAAGAAGAAACTTTACCTGATACAGGAATTTTGTACCGATGTTGACAGCGTGAAACTGACAGGTGATGAATTTGAAATTCACTTCAATTCAGAGACCATGAGGGATATGGATTTAGATGTTTCTATCGACTTGGATGCATACAGTCCACTTATCAGAGCTGCCAACAACGATATGGCTTGGAACTTCATGACCAGCGGTAAGATGGATCCATATACGATGCTGACTGTAGGGCAATTCCCTGGTACGAGCAGAATGAAGAAGTATTTCAAGGAACAGTTGGAGAAGCTACAAGCCATGCAAGCGCAGCAGCAAGCGAATGGCGAAATTCCTACAGCAGGAGTTGAACAACAGCAGACTGGTACGCCTGCAGCACATCTGAAAGATGTAAACGATGGAGCAAATGATTTGGCAGATCTTCCTTCGGCAGCTATGTAGAAAAGAAGTTCTTAGGTAATTCATAATATTGAACGAAATGTTGTTCAGTTCTTAGATTAGATTATTTTATAGGTGTTTAGTTTTTAAGGTAATTTGATTGTGAAGAGGAAGCCGTGATGGTCTCCTCTTCTTTTTGTTTAGTCAATACCATGTTTCTTCTTGTATATGCGTAACTTAAACATCGGGGTAGAAACTCGGTGCATGTAGTATTCTTGCCATTGTTTCAACTTCTTGGCTCTTACCTTGTTTTCGGCATCGCAGCCGATGGCTCCCCACTTGGAAGGAGTGTAGTAGTAGGAGGCAGCCTTGATGTCTTCTACGTTCTTGAAGTAGCGTGTTGCCTTCCACTTGCCCATCTGGACTAATCTTCGATATGCGAGCATATTCTTTCTGTTAGGATCGTAGGTCATGATCGCAAAATCTTTATGCGACTGGTCGTAGAGCATGTAGAATCTCGGCGCACCACATTCTTTATACTTGGCAATGGTTGCCTTGACTCCTTTTTGCCACATGCGTGTGGCACGGAAGAGTTCGATACGAGTGACGATAGGCTGGTAGATGGCTATGAGCATCTTACGCAGCAGGTTTGAATAACTTTGTTTCATTTTTCTTTTTACTTTTAATTATTAACTTATATGGACAGGCGATAGAATCGCCTTGAACGATGACTATACAGGGGACGTATCATGCTGTTGGATAGATAGTGGTTAGCTGCCACCACCTATTCCAGCCAAATCAGCTACTACTGGTGGGCGGTTGCGGAGACGTTCACGTTCTATCTCTGCCTTTGAACGGAAAGGAACGATTTCCGGTGCTGGCATATCCTTTTCCACGTAGAGGGCAATGGCGCGCGCCATGACACGGTCATCATGCTTTCCGGCTACGGCTCCATAACAATCATTCTGCTTGTAATAGAGGAAATAGGTACATTCGTCTATTGCCGCAAGTTCTCGTTCCATATAGCCAGAATCACGGATGATGCGGGCCATGGTCTTCACTACTGCCACCTTGGTTGCCTTGTTGGTGTTGAATCCCCATTTCATTTCGATATTCTTCACCTTTTTCAGTTTGGACTGGGAGGCGCTATAGAGGTTATCGTATAGAGGCAGAAGGATAGGGAAGAACAGCTCTGACTGGTTGCCCTCAGTATTGTTCATGCGCGAGTAGGCTGTATTGTTCTCGATGACCAGATAAGCATCATTATAGAAATGGGCTAACTGGGCACAGCGCATAGCTAACTGATCGGCATCGCAGTGGCCATGCCATTCAGCTACGATTTCCGGTACACCACCATAGATTTCATCGTAGCGGTCGAGGACTACAATATCTGAGAAGTCGGAGGTTTTATGAGAACCACCAATATCGCAGGCTACGATATACCGATGTCTGACAATCTCAGAGTTGTCTGGTCCAGCCCACACCTTCAATGGTCCGCCTGAACGCTCGATGAAGCGGATATTGTTCATGCAAGCATCATCGGCAGCATCATAAGAGTCACCTTCAATGTCACCCACCATGATAGGCTCAATACCCTTGCAGTCCTCTTCCATTTCCTTCAACTTGTATGGGTCGAAGACTGTAGTACCAGAGAAGAGGAAGGCTTCTACATCATCAGAAGGGAACTCCTGACGCATATCGTCAAGAGTCTCATACTCCTTGGACTTCTCAATATACCAATGGATGCCCTCTAAAGATGCGCCTTTACATTCGTAGAGCCACCAATAGTACTTACCATGACCTTGCTCGTCATTGCGATTCTTCCACAGCCAGATGGCGAAATCGGCACGTTCATCCTCGGAAGCAAATGGCAATATATATTTTTCAATTTCGAACCATGCTACGAAGACAGGAGTAAATGCTGACAGAGGTTTTCCGTCTTTGTCTACTGAGTTTGCGGCTACCCAGGCATCATGGAACTCGTTTTCTCGTCCGTTAGGCGTTGACTCTCTGACGATGAATGTTAAAGGATCTGGCTGAATAGATGATGATGCAGCCTTGATCACCTTAGCAGGAGTCCACTCTGTGGTGTTAGGGAAGAAGGCTTCCTCGGTGATATGTGCGAGGGCAGCATCACCGGAGCGGCATGATTCTGGGTTTCGGGCAGAACCAGTCTGTATCTTGCAATCTCGTGGAATGAGATACTTGATATTCTGTATGGTTCCAGATGTCTTGATTTTGCGAGGGTCGTTCTTGAATGGTACACCAATGTCGTAGAAGAGCCATGTAGGAATGGCATTAATTAGCTTCTCGTACATATCGAATACCTGTGTGGCAGATGAAGATTGGTGTCCAACGATATTACTATTCCAGTTTATCTTCCAGAAGATCTGTAACCATGCCATGTAGATGTCGGTGAGGGTAGAACCACCCCATTGACGGCACTTCAAGAGAATGACACGGATATAGTGGTACTGACTGTGTAGGCGTAACTGTTCGAAGACCTTGGCTAGTTTGATCTGGGCATTGCGAAGAAGAAAAGGTATATCTTCACCTCCATCCTTATTCTTGATTCGGGCATAGGCATAGGCGAAGAAATAGAAATCGTGCTTACAGCGCAGGCGTATGAGATAGCGGAAGACAGCATCGCGAGCCTTCTCTTGGTCGAAGTCTGGCATGTACTTATCGCAAAAGGCCTCTATAGAACCACACTTGATGATGGCACAGAACTTCTTTTCCTTCAACATTTCTACAGGTAGCCAGAGTTTCTTTCCATTCAGAAAATCAGTGATGACGCATTCGAATCTAAGTCCAGGGGCATTCTCTCCAGTAATGGGACGATAACTAGCGAGGAGGCTTTTGAGTCTTCTCTTATCTTCTTCAAGAATCTCTTTGAGCTTCTTATCAGAAATCTGCTGCTGAGGTCGAACCTTTAAGGAGGATTTTGCTACTGGCATTCGTTATATATAATAATGTTAAGTGTTAAATGTTAAGTGTGTTGGCATGTCGGATAAATCTCTCAGCCTTAGCATAAATGAAACCTAAACAGAATAGGACTATGTGGAAGATACCAGCTATGTAAGGGAGAAGGAAACCTATAGCCATACCGAGCATCATCTGCCAGAAGTAGATGCGGTGATACCGATAATACCATTGCGCAGAGAATCCCATGAAGAAAGAAATCAATACGGATGCACCCAATACAGGTAATGCCGGATAGTATATGAACGACAACAACACGGAGCAGAGCCAGGCAGCCAGTAGGCGATGGAAGCGGAACTGATGATGAACCATCAATATGCACCAGCCGTTGATACCCCAGTGTATAAAGTTGGCATGACCGAACATATAGGCGAAATGGGTGTATAATGGCGATGATGGAGACACAGCCAGCGAGGCATGAAGCGGAATGATGAAAGCCATCAGGAGGATGATGAGAAGTGTAATATATAATGTACGCATAATGGAAGTGATTTATCGAGTTATGAATGATGTTTTCTTATTGCGGAAATAATTGTTTATTTTCATCTGTATGTAGCGTGGAGCCATACCCAAATTGGGCGCAGGAAGATTCAGGCATTCATACACAAGATTTTTGGTATTGTATTCCTTGTATTGATCCATCTGCCGGAGACGCAAGAAATCCTGATAGAAATCTTCAAAGAGTTTTTCTTTCATGGCTTGGTATTTGCCGAATTTAGGCTTATCCCCCTTGATGCGTTTACATACATACCGATAGGCTGTGCTATCTGCAAGATAATAGCAAGATGCAGGCATCTTGGCGATGTAATCGCATATCTTAGCCATGGTGGTAGGATATTCTACCATCCTCTTGGCCTTACGAAAGAGCAGATACATTTCTTGGTCTCTTTTAAGGTAAATTTCGGATATGGAATTTAGATGTTTCATACCAGCAAAATTAATTCATCAAGATGCAGAACTTATCACAAAGTAATGCGAAATTTTCCTTAATTTAGCTCACAAATATTAAAAACGAATATTTATGGCAAAAGAAACTATTGATAATCAGAAAGTTAAGTCAAAGCGAGATTCTTTCAGAGAGCGTCTTGCTCAGCGTTATCCGGACTTGAATATGGACGATGATGAGGCTGTTTATGGTCAACTTTCGACCGATTACGACCAGTATGACCAGAATAAGCAGAAAATGGATGACTTCAACAAAATGTTGCAGGACAACCCTCATGCTCCAAGTCTGGTGACAGGTCTTGTGACCAAGAAAAATGCCGATGGCAGCGACTTCAATTTTATCGATTTCATGATTGATGAAATGGGGCAGGACTATATTGATGCCATCAATGGTGACGAGAAGGCTAAGGCTCGTTTGAAGGCTAGTGAAAAAGAAAAACTTGAAGCCAGCGAGAAACTAACAAAGGACAATGAGCAACTTGCTGCCAATATGGAGCAGGAAGATGCCGAACTTGACGCTGCTATTAAAGAAGCGAAATTGAAGCCTGAGGCGATTACCGATTTGATAGAATGGCTTTACAAGCGTAGCGATGATGGCGAGGATCACGATGATGATGGTTTCATATGGCGTGCAGCTCGGTATGGCTTGAAGAAGGAAGACTTCTTGCGCCTCTTTCAAATCAAGGACTTCGACAAGGCTGTGGCTGATGCCGAGGAGCGAGGCTACAAGCGCGGTAAGAACGAGAAGATTGACCAGCAGAAACAACTGCATGATGGCAAGCAGGGCGGCAAGAAGAACATCAACATCGATGGTGGCGGTGGTGCACCTTCACTTCCAAAAGAAAAGAGCCGTACAGAACAGGTGTACAGCAAGATGATAGGAATGTAGAATTAGAAATTTATAATTAATAATTTTAAATGTATAGATTATGAAACAGTTTAAGAAATGGTTTGGTTTCATGATGGCGATGCTCGTCATGATTCTTAGTGGTGGAAGCTCTTATGCGATGGCAGAAAATCCTCCTGCTGTTCCACCTGGTGAAGGTGGTGGTGGTCCGACTGGTCCTGTAGATGGTCCTGGTGGTGGTGGTACTGGTCCTAAATGGGCAGCTGCTAGTCAGGAACAGCAGGAAAAAATGGGAAATTGGGACTACTATGTAGCACATGTTAACCCAACCGTGGTAGAAATGAAATTGGAGAGTTGCCCTATTGATCAGATTCTTCGAGCTTCGAAACGAATGACTCCTGTTGACAGCAACCGCATCGAGTATTATTCCATCGGTCAGCGACCAATCAAAACCAAACTAACTGAGAAACTTGCTAAAACTACAAATGGTGGCTCAGTGACATTTAAGGTAGAAAATCCTACTGTGTTTGGTATTGGTGACATTATTATGGTTAACGACATGTTGGGTTTTGATGATAATGGTACCGACAGAAGCAAGATGATTCCTCTGCAGTTGCGAGTTACGTCTGTTGACAACGATGGTAATCCAACCTGTTATGCACTGAATGGAAAAAAGAATGTATCACGTGGTAACAGAGATATACCGGAGGATATTGCTGCAGGAACAGTAGTGATGCGACTTGGTAGAGCCGCTGGAGAAAAGGAGGTTGAAACAGGTAGTTACTATTCTATGCCTGACAAGAGCTTCCAGTATTGCCAGCGATTCATTATGCAGGTAGAGGAATCTCTTATTGACCGTATGATGAAGACCCAGGTTCAGTGGGACTTCACCAGACAGGAGAAAATGGCGATGGATGATATGCGTCAGGGCCAGGAGTTGAGTGGTCTCTTTGGCTATCGTTCTCAGTCGAATGGTGGAAAGGATGTCGGTATGGTATACACTATGGGCGGCATCTTCTGGGAAGCTGGAAAGGATTTGCAGATAGGTCACTGGGAGCCAAAGATGCAAAGGAACGATAAAGGCGATCTTGTTCCTGTAACAACGAAGGTAAAGGTTACAAACTCTGATGGTGCATCTGAGGTTGTGAAGCAGGTATACGAGTATGTAATCAGCGAGAAAGAATTGACTCAGTTTATTGCTGCTATGTTGAAGGGTGCAGGTAACTCCAGCCGTACCAAACTCCTCTTTGTTGACAACTTGATTTATCAGGCATTTGCTAACCTTCGTTCTAATAAGCGTATCATTACCCAGACAGAAAAGGATTATCAGGGTTGGAAACTAGATTTCGAGAAGTTCGAGAGTATGGGTACTAAGATTCTGATTTATCGTCACGATGCTTTTAACTCCTGGGGTATGGATGGTAGAGCTTTCTGCCTGGATTCTCGTTATCTGGATAAGTATGTATTCGGCACATGGACCAGAAATGAGTTTAACGCTAAGGATCTCTTGATTCGTAACACAGCAGGTGTTGTTATGGAGGAGTATAGCTGCTGGGTACTGACCTTCCCTGATGCTCATGCGCGTGTAGCACGACCAGTCTTCACTGGTGATGGCGTGACAGATGAGGAGATTCGGGAGGCAGCGTAATCATCGTATAGGAAACTGATAGTTTTCTACATATATCAATCTTGGGGATAGTTGAGGCTAATGCAGTCTCACTATCCCTTCACCATAAACACTAATAGATATGTATAGATTTGTAGCTAAGAGCATGCTCATTTTTGTGGTGACTCTGCCGAGCGGACTGATTAAGAACATTGAGTTTGAGCGGTGTGGCAACGATGCCTATTCGTACATTACGGATAACAAGCAGGTGGCAGAATGCATCAGGAAACATCCTCTTACGAAGTCAGGCCGTATCATTGATGAGAGCCAGCCGGAAGAGATTCAGCAACAAAAAGAAGAGCAGGTGAAGGACGAGAATGCCCTTCATTTCGAGAACATCACCAAGGCCAAGAACTATCTCCAGAAGACTTATAAGGTAGATGTAAGAAAACTGAAATCACCTGAGAGTGTGAAGGAGAAGGCTAAAGAGTTGGGTGTGGTTATTGAGTTTTAGTTTATAATTTTTAGTTAATAAGTTTCTTGCTTATGGAAGTCCTTATAAGTGACCTTGTGAAGGAAATGCGCATAGCTATGGACGAAGTGATCCATGATGAGGTGAATGACATCATTACGGATGATTCGGACACGGAAATGAAGCAAGCCATTGAAACGGCAGCACAACAGATTCTACTGCAAGCACCAGCGCAAATGATTCTCCCCAAAAGGGTGGAAGTTTCGCTGAATGAAAGTGGCAATCAAGATTATGATGCCATCCAAACACAGTTTACAGATGGTCATGGATGCCTGACAATTCCTGACGATTGGCTGAGACTGGTAGAACTGAAACTAAAAAGTTGGCAAAGCATGCTGACGATGCTGATGGAACCAGGCAGCAAGGAGGCTCAGATGCAAGCCTCCCGGTGGACCAGGGGAACTCCACAGAAACCAAAGGGCATGATTACCACATCGCCAATTACAGGAAAGCGAGTGCTGATGTACTGGACTGCCGGAAGGTATGATGCCAACCATGCACCTGTTGGAACTGTATATGATCATGAGGTTGAACTGTTCACGTATATCCCTTATCAAAAGTTAGAGGATGTGTTTTCTACTGAAACTGGGCATGAAAACGAAGTGACCGATCAGAAGATCATCCTTTCCCTTACAGATGAATGCAAGAAATATCTTATCTATCGTGCCATCAGCATCTTCCTGGTAAGTAAGAAGGAAAGCGATTTGGCAGAAAAGTATAACCAACTTTCTCAAATATAATATTTTATGGCTAACGATATTAATAAAGAAGATCCTCATTACAAGGGAGAATATGGCAGCATCTATGAGGTGAACCGAAAGTTCCCTACTGGTGGTGTGGCCGGTGACTTTGTGGTGATAGACGGTTGGTCTCACTACTGGAATGCAGACAGAGGAACTTGGTGTGTAAATGCCAAGAGGGATAGCTATTGGGACGAGTTGATAACAAATATCATAGAAAAGTTTAAACTCGTAAGATGTGCTACGTATATGGGCGTGGCTAATCTTGACACTGTGCCTACAAAGGTTATTGATGCCAAAATGTATTATTTTGCGACCGTAGCTGGTACGTATAAAAACTTTGATAATCTCGTAGTTCCTCAGGGCATCAATGTACTCTATTCAGAGAATGGCAGCAGCTGGGTAAACACAACCTTGCTGGAAGTGGCTCAGGAGTTGGGCGTGAGCACCAATAAGGTTGTAAGCCAGAAGACCTTGAATGATGCATTGGCTAAGAAGTTCGACAAGGAGAGTGTTGTTCAGGAATCAGGAGAAGCTGAGGATAAGGTGATGAGCCAGAAGGCCTTGAATGATGCATTGGCTAAGAAGTTCGACAAGGAGAGTGTTGTCCAGGAATCAGGAGAAGCTGAGGATAAGGTGATGAGCCAGAAGGCTGTTAGTGACAAACTCAACGACTTATCATCCACTATCACGAAGTTTGTGAGTATGTCGGAAGCGGCTTACGAGGCTTTGGAAACAAAGGAGCCAGACACCTACTATATGCTTACGGAGGAATAGCCTATGATCAAGTTGGGAAATAAAGAAATCTCTGCTATCAGGTTGGGAAGTAATGTGATTTCGGCAGTGTATAAGGGAAGTGTTCTTATTTGGCAAGCTATCAGAAGCTGCTTTGGCAGTGGATGGTGGGTAAATGAGAAACCTTGGATTAATGATGAAACTTGGAAAAATTAATTAAGATATGGCCACAGAAAAAATAGATAAGGAAATAACTGACCTCAATACCGATTGGGGAGGTTACTTGGGTAAATGGGTACAGAAGCTCATCAAGGATAACTTGATTTCCTTAAAAGATGGGAAGTTCGGTTACATTGACCAAGAGGTAGTACCAGAGGGAAATGACTCTCACATCTATTGGAGGTTCTTCTCAGATGAGGATAGTTATCGCCAGTGGTATAATGACAAGGAGACCTATGCTGATAACGTAAAACAGTCGTATGACTTTGTTACGGCAAAGGCTGAACTCCAGTATATTCTTAGAACTTCTATCACAAAGAGACCTAATGATGTTATCGTAAAGGGAACAGAGTGTATTGTGACCATCAATTACAATAGCTACTACGGAGAACCAAGCGAAAAGGATGAGGTAAGTGGAACTCTTGTGGTATCAGTAAATGGTGTTGATATTCCGGAATTGAAACAGACACTTGAAGCTTCTGGCACGGCAACTGGTAACAATTATGATGTTGACCTGACCAACTATCTTGTGTCTGAGACGAATACTGTAAAGATTACTGTGTCTAATACACATGGTCAAAGCAGAACTTTCTCTTTCAGTATTAGAACGGTGTCAATCAACCTCTCTTTTGATGCCAGTTATGTAGAGACTTCCGTAAGGGATGGAAAGTGGGCTTTGCGTGTGAATTGCCAAGGTGCGAATGCCACAGTCTATTGTAAGGTAAGTAATGGTGATGGTAGTGAAACCATGACAAAGACAATCAACAACTCATCAGGCGAGTTTATCATCGACTCAAAAGGCACCTATACCGCTGGTAAGCATGAAATTGAAGTATGGGCTGTCAATTCAGAGTATGGTATTACAACAGAAAAGATAAGAACTTCCTATATCAAGAAGGGTAATATCTCTGCTATTGCCATAGGAAAAGATGCTCCTGTATCTGCTACTCAGTATTCAACAATCCAAGTACCATATTATTTCTACCTTCCTGACAAGGAGATTGGTTCACAGGTTGCAATAGAAATTAAGGTATTGTATAATAACAATACGGAAGAGCTTGTTCTGACGGACCAGTTATGCACCATAGATGATAATCATACATCAGGAGAGACACCTTTAAAAGCTACTGTGCCATTGGATCTGAATGACTATGCTCCAAAGATTAGCGTAGTCATATCTATTGGTGAGGTGAGTGCAACCCACGATGTAATAATCAAGGATGCAGGAGTTACCTTGCAACCAGTAAGCGAATGCAAGGTATATTACTCTATGAAGGGTAAGACAAACTCTGATAAGGGTATTGAGAACTTGGAGAGCTATTACGAAGGAGTAAGAACTTCCTATTTGGAGCGTTCTGCCAACTTTAAGCTGAATGCCTATAATGGCTTCCTGGATGGAAAGGGTATGACCATCGGAGCCGGAAAGTCTGTTACACTGAAAGACTGGCAACCTTTCGCAGAGAACTTCGGTGTGAGTGGAAGCAAGAAGGGAAGAACAATCGAGATTGAGTTTGAGACAGGTATCTGTTCTGATGAGAATGCAGTTATCGTAGATTGCATGGATGATACAACAGGTTTCCGCATATACGCAAATAGAATCGAGGTAAAATGTTCTACGGATCGTGTAATGACTTACTATCCTGAGACTAAGAGAATGAAATTCTCTCTGTCTATTGATGGAACTACTACTCATACGGTTAATAACCTTGGTGGTGGTGATGCAACAGAAAAGGACGTGAACTTGGCTTATCTGTGTCTTAATGGTGTATGTGTAAGAATGTTCGATTATTCTAATGCAAACTGGAAGCAGGGAACAACAAAGGATATAGTCATAGGTTCTGATATGGCACAGGTCATCCTCTATTCTATAAGAGGATATGAGAAATCCATCAACCCTTATCAAGCCTTGGATAATTTTGCTTACGACACACCAGATGTTAATGATGTGTATGATAGCAACGGAATCTTTGACCATTACGGAAAGATTAACCTCGCCAAGCGCAATGATATTCTCAACAGTAGTGGTAATATTCATAACCCTGATGAGATTATATCCTATGAGAAGGTGAAAAAGGCGTTACCTCAATCTCCTATCATCGTATGGAATATCGACAACTTGCCTTACAACAAGAACAATGATGATGTTCCTATCAATGGTACGAACTTTGAAAATCCACTTTGGAATAAGGCTACTGATGGATGGGCACAAGCTCCTTTCACCGTAGGCGCACACATGTTTAATGCCGATGGTACCTCATCAAATGGCTACCCTCTGCCATACAAGAACTTTGCTGAGATATTTGAAACTGGCAATGGCGAGTCTGTAAATATTACTGTAGGATTGGTTGGTGAGACAGAGAACCATACACTTTACTCCATTACTATTGGTGTAGAGACTGGTGAGAAGGAAATGGTTCACAAGGTAAACTTTGCTTCATCCGAAGGTATCTTCAATATTCATGCCATGAATATGTATCAACAGATACTTCTTGCTTGTGCTAAAGGTAACGATTCTCTCTATACTTCTTATCAGAAAGAACAGGCAGATTTAGGTAAGGATGTAACATACAGGAAGTCACTTAGTGGATTCCCTGAGATAGGATTCCGAAGAACCTCAACAAGTGGAAGTGCTGCGCCTACCTTCCTCAGTATATACAATTTCATCAATAACAAATATTCTGCGTCCTTCCTTGGATTCCCTGCAAAGGACTATATGAAGGCTCAGATATGGGAGATAGATGAGAATGTCAATATGTTCAATCAGGATGCTGGAGATTATAGCATTGAGGGTGATTCATTACAGAGTAGCGTGCTGACTGGTATTCCACTTTACTATGCGAGAGTACCAAAGAAATCTCCTACCAATAAAACAAATAAGCTGGGTGTAGCAAAGAAAACTACGGATAACATCGATGCTACAAATCAGGAGCTTGCGGTAATCAAGCGTTTCCACAACTGGGTGGTTTCCACCAATGTACTCCTTGCTGAGAGATACAAGCGTGAGAATGGTGATTATGCAACACTTGAAACTCCAGTAGTCTATAATGGAACTACCTATAAAAAGGATAATCCTGCATACAGACGTGCGAAGTTTACGGCGGAGGCAAGTACATATCTGAAACGTGATAGTGCAATATTCTATTTCAACTTCTGTCAGTGGATTATCGGTATGGATTCCATGGATAAAAATATGAGTTTAGCATTTGATTCAATAACTTGGAATGAAGAATAATTATGGCAAAGACGGTAAAAGAAGCTAAGGCTGATATATTTCTGAGGGACACGGACAGCCAGTCACTTTTTAATAACTCTGGTGTGTTATCATTCAAATACTACCATGAGTGGAATGACTGTTACAATCAGGTAACAGGTGAGACAGCACAGATTGCTGGCGAGGTCTATGATGAAACAACGAACTCATACAAACCTAATTGTCCAGAAGGTTTCTCTCCTGTATTCAATGGCAGGCTGTCTGCCTTGTGGGATAACATTGTAAATTGTTTCCCTAACGAGGTGGAAGCGATGTATGTCAAGATGAGAGGAAATGGTCTTACTTATCAAGACATGCTCACAAAGTATAAGGACTTTTGGAAGTATTGGTGCGAGAATCTGTATAATGCAGATGCCTTCGGCTATGCCAACACCAACAACTTTACAAAGGCTTATGGTGACAAGGTGCAAGTGATGGACTACTTCTACGGCAAGCGTCAGAGATACCTTGACAGTAAGTATCATTGTGGCTCGTCTGTTGGCAATAACCTTCGCTTGCGTTTATATGAAGTTGGTAGGGGCTTTGCCATTAAGCACTACCAAGCCATCTATTGTACCTTACAGTGGGGTGTAGGTAACTTTGATGATAATCGTATTATCAAACCAGGCACTTATTCATATATGCCATTCAAGTTCTCCAACCCACAGGATGCAACCTTTGATCTTGATGATGCAGACCTTATCACAGAGCTATCAACCTATGCCCAAGATAGCAATGGAAATTACACCATCTATGGCTTGGAGGGTCTTGGTGACTTTAAGTTCGACCTCAATATGGGCTTGTTGAAAAGGCTCACAAAGTTCGTTATGAACTATACCGCATCCAAGCCAAACACAAGGGAGACAGGAACGAGTTTTGACCTCAGTAACATGGGTATGCTGAGACAGGTGATTGTCAGGAACGTGAAGAACCTAAAAAAGAGTATTATCTTATCCTCTGACCTCTTGGAGGAGATTGACTTTACCAATACTCCTATTACAGGTGTAACGACACCTCCTACTGATATGCTCACCAAGCTGGTATTGCCTGACACTATTACTGAGTTGCGTCTCAAGGGCTACTCCAATTTGTCGGCTAACGGAATGACGATAGGTTCTTATGCTAATATTAAGTATTTGGACTTTGAAGATTGCCCTAATTTGGATAGCTATGCAATTTGCAAGGCTTGTTTTGATGCTAATAGTCCTTTAGTAGAAGCAATCGTTAAGGGTGTAAACTGGTCAGTAGATAACATGAAGTTCCTGATGTGGCTTGCTGACAAGGGTGTAAAATTACAAGGAAAGATTACATGCACAACCAGCGTTACAATGGATCAAAAACGAAAGATGCTGAATGCTTGGGGAAAAATTGATAACGAGGGTAACAGTCTGTATATCTCTTATGAGAAGGTCGCTATTAAGAGTGTATCAATCATCGGAAAGAAAATTTTCGGTACAAAAGGAGATTACTCTTTAAAGATAAGAACTTTACCGCTGACAGGTAATGACCTCACATCTGCAAAATGGAGTATAAGTGAGAATAGCTTCGCTACAATAGAGAAAGATACTGGTGTTATACATGTTAGCAAAGTCGGGTCTAAGGAGAATGATGATAAGGCTACGGTATATCTGGAAGTTGAGTTATCAGATGGAAGTACAGTTAGTGCAGAGAGTGATATATATTTTTACCCTTATCAAGCGCAGCTTGGAGATTACGTATTCTCTGACGGAACTTACGGTAGTGACCTGAGTTTTTCTGACGCTACCCCTATCGCTGTCATCTTCTATATCGAGCCAAAGCAACGCAAATGGGCGATTGCGGTAGCCTTAGAGGACTATGGTAGTAGAGTATGGGGACTCTATAACTCGACAGATGCTGATTATGGTATGAATGGTATTAAATTAGGCAGTAATTCTGTCTATAACGTTTATAATCTGCTATTGCTGCAGGAGTACACAACACAGTTGCATGTGACCGATGTCAATATGCGTGACGAGAGTAACACACCCAATGACGGGTTCAAGGAATATAGTGCCCTTAATACGATAAGTGACATCGGATTTGAAGAAATCACGCAGAGTATGTATAATATCAATGTGGGTCATACTATCCTTGGTGAATATTTTGATCGTGTTGGATTGAAAGTGGGCGATATGGTTGCACGTGGTCAGCTCAACACCCTCAAGATTATTGCTCACAGAGACTACATCTTGCAGGATACTAACGTAAATCTGCCTGTTCCGAAGGCGACATCAGATAAGACTTTGGCACAAAGTCTTTCGGAATGTATCAAGAGCGTGCAAGACGAACATGGCAATGCGCAGAAGTATCAGCAGTATTACTACCCTGCTGCAAGTTATTGTAATGCCTATGTTCCTACGCTTGATAATGATACTGAAACGTTAGCAGAGCCGTTTACTGAGGGTCATTGGTTCCTGATGTCTTCCGGCGAGATGGCACGCTGCTCTTGGTATGCGATGAAGGGATACAATGTCGGTGTTGCGAATAATATCTTTGCGCAGGCGAAGGCAGATTTTCGCTTTTATGAATTCTTGAACACCGGGTACGGGCTGTCTTCAGAGTATTCTGAGGACAAAATTTTTAATATGAATCCTGTTATTGGGATATTCAACGGCTTCTACGGCAAAAAGTCCGGCTCTTATCAGTTGAGGGCGGCGGTCGCATTCAAGCTGTAGGCAGAATCCTTCCTGATTTGAATCAATAATATTAAAAAAGTTTTTGTATTAAATATCAATTAATCAAAATAGAAATTTATGGATAACGAGTTTATGCATGAGTCGCAGGACATCACCATAGGCTATGACTGCGGACGATTTGTAGTGAGTGTGAAGGTCGGTATGGGGAGCGAGGATATGGTCACGCTGCCCGTAGCCGTATGGAACTATGGTGCCATTGTCTCAGCTCTCATCAGACATAAGTATTCAGAGAATGAGGTTGAGGCAATAGTAAGTAACTCTCTTATGCTTATGCAAAATCCTTCAAGTGTAAGTGAGGAGGAATCCAATGAGAAGCTGAATGAGTTCAATGAGTTCCAAGAATACAGAGAGAAGTGCAAGGCAAGAGCCAAAGAACTTCTCGCCATCGGTGAGACAATGGGGATAAAGGAAATGTAGTCTTGAGTGTATAACAAATAATAATGTATGATGAGAAATATATTAAAATTAAACAAGCGAGACTGGATTGGTCTCGTTTGTTGGCTGCTGGTAAGTATATTAGTGGGTCTGCTTTCTTTGCCTGTGATGGTTGGCAGAGAGATATACCAGTACAAACACTATCATCTCTCGCGATTTGAGTGGGAAGATATTGTGAGGTATTCTGTAGTGATTGTATTCGGTAGTATTATTAATTACTTTATTTTTTAAACAAAATGAGAAAAATAGAAAGAAGTATTGTCCTTGTTTTGATGCCATGTCTGAATATAAGGATATAGAATAAAAGATGTCACCTACCTGAGTTGGCCTTCTGAATGCAAATATACGAATAATTTGCTTACAGATTGTTACTTTATCAAAGCTTAACTTTAAAATTTTGCTCAAAATGAATTGATTTGAGTAAAAAATTGTAATTTTGCCACAGATTTTAATTTTATCAAGAACGTAGAACAATTAACTATAGACAAAAGGAGGTTTTTCAATGACACAAGAACAAGAAGCCGAAGTCCAACGGTTGATAAAGGATATAGATGTTACTGAACTGATGGGAATGCTTATGAAGCATGGCAACAGGTATTCCAGAAGAATTCTGAAATTATTTCGCTGGTTCTGCAAATATGTCCCAATAATTATTATGTGCTTCCACGCATACGGAATGTTGGATTTCTCGCAGCATCCAAGGGAAATGTTCATAACTAATAATGAGAATTTTCCCTGCTATTTATTCATCTACTTCATGATTTATATTCTGCCAATGGTTTTGATATTAGCAAGTAGATTCTTCTTTTTGTGTTGGAGATACCGCATTCCCTTCTTTTATTTCTTCGGTATCAATGCGGCTCATATCGTGGAATATAGTTGGTACACAACTCAAGATATGATCGATTCCTGCTTCACTATCATGATAGTAACGGCAATGTTTTATATTTACGGATTCTGTGACATGTTTATCAGCAGAACTAAGTTAGGACGTAAAATCTGTGCGTGATATGGGAAAGATATTGAATTATAAGATACTCGGAACGGCTTTGAAGTCGCTGAGTGATGCTTGCTTTAAGGCTGACGAGCAGCAGCAAAATGGTGAAAAGGTCACTGCTTGCGGAATGAGCGATGAGGACCTGGATAGACTGTGTGAGCAGATTCCTGACATGCTGAACCCTTATATGACTGCCGGGCAGGTAAAGAAGGAGGCTCATATCAGCGAATCTACTCTAAGAAGGGCCATTGCAGATGGGGAGCTGGAGAGCGTGGGGAACGCTGGGGATCATTCTCATTTCTTCAAGAAATGGGATGTTAGGGAGTTTATCAAGAAAAGACTGAAACGAAACAAGAACTAAGCCCTATCGCAACACGGATAAGCGATATGAATATGGTAACATTTTTATTTGTAGAGTGTGCTATCATTATAATGTTGAGCGTTTCGTTTAATATCTTTGTTTGGTGGACAGGAGATTATAAACGCAAGAAGTGGTTGTTTGCGTGGCTAACATTTATCAATGTGATAGCGATTGCTGGAACCATCATAACTTATTTTATGGGTAAATAACAGAATAATGAAGAGAAGCTGATGAGGCTTCTCTTTTTTGATATGGGTCTATGTCACCTTAAATCTTTGGAAATCAGCTACTAAAAGAATGTTTGAGAGAGTTATGAAACATGTAGATATTTTGGGATAACTTTGCTGCCGTAATCGATTACATGTGTGAATAAACAAAATGTACAACTTTTATTTCTTTAGGAATTATGGCAGAAGAAGTAATTAAGACTACCTCTTGTTGCAACGATGCAATGATGGGTGGTTTGCTTGGAGCGATGGCAAATCGTGACAGCAATCCTTTGGCAATGGCGGCTATGATGCGAGACCGTGACGATGCCGACATGTGGAACAATCCATTTGCCTACATGATGATGATGGGCGTGATGAAGTGGATGTATGGCGACAACTGGAACAATCGTGACAATGGCGCAGACGTGCAGCGTGCAGAGATTCAGAGTCAAATCGAGAGTTTGCGCAACCAGATGGCAGACAACCAGAACAGCAACTTGCTGATGGGTGCCATCCAGGGTAACGGCAACGACCTTAAGATGTTGGCAAGCAATCTGAACTGTGACTTCAACGCCTTGCAGAACTCTATCTGTGGCATCCAGGCTGGCATCCAGCAGCTTGGTGGTCAGGTAGGATTCTCGGCAGAGCGAGTAATCAACGCCATTTCGCAGGGTAACTTGCAGATGACAATTGCGCTTAAGGATTGCTGCTGCCAGACTCAGCAGAACATCATCAAGATGGGGTACGACAACCAGCTTGGTCAGAAGGACATCGTTAACCAGATGCAGCAGGGCTTTAGCTATACCAACACAGGTATAGAAAGAGCAGCTTCGAATCTCGGTTTCCAGCTGCAGCAAGACAAGTGTGACGTCATCCGTGCAGGTGAGAACAACACCCAGCGCATCATCGACACCTTGACAGGCCATTGGAGCCAGGAGCAAGCTAACGAGATTCAGGACTTGAAGTTTAAGAACTCTCAGTTGCAGCAGAACATCTACCTTGCCAATCTGATGAATGGCGGTTGCGGATGTGGTGCAGGTGTAGCAGGTGGCTATCAGTAAAAAAGTAAAGAATGAAACAGAAGCGTAGTGGTATGAACAAGATTTCTCCAGTGGGTTTGGCTACTACAGCATTGGTAGCCAACCAAGTATCAGTTTTAGCTACTTACAATGAGAAGCTTTGCAGACCTTATTGCGTGAACGGCAACGTGCAGCCACAGGCAAGCATAACTTACAGTTATGAGCAGCCTATCCTGAACGGTACAACGGTGTTTGTGCCTATCGTGGCAACTATCTCCATCATTTCGCCTGTAATAGGCAACAGAAACGTGATGAGAGCGCAGCCTTTGATTTACACGGAAAGATGGGTAGCAGCCTTCCAAGGGCAGACAGCACTGCCAACGGCTGTAACTATCGCCAGTGTTGGCAGAACGCAAAAGGCTAACGATGTGGTATGCGGAAAGGCTAGAGGCCTGAGCATATTTGATTGCCTAACCGTAGCATTGACTACTGCTTAGTATCATTATAGGGGGAAATGGTGGATGATTTGTTAGCCATCGTTTCCCTCGCATTATCCATTTAAAAAGATACGATTATGATATTCAGAGACTTGAAGGCTGGATTTCCAATCTATCTATTTGATAGAGCCAGCAGAAAATTTAAACAAGGTAAGGTGACGACCAATCCATGCCCTGACTTTGAGAATGGCAAGCAGAACGTAATGGCTGCTATGCCTGGAATGCCGAATTATGTGGCAAGGAACGTGAAAGTAAACGTGCAAACTGAGGATGGCAAGCAGTCTATCTACTCGGTTGTAGATACTGAGCAAACAGCATACAGCGACACCCTTGTAATCTCTTGTAGTAAGGAGAGTATCATCAACGAGGTAAACGCATTGAAGAACCAAGCCAATGACATCATCAATAAGATGCCGGACTTCGAGCAGACCGTAAAGGACTGTGATCAACTTCTCTCAGAGTTGGACACATCATTTCGTGACCAGCAGAGAACAAATCAGCGACTCGACAACATGGAAAACAAGTTGGACGAGATTTTCAAATACGTCAAATCACAGAAACAAGAATGATATGAACTTAGTAGAACTTATCACAAAATATCAGAGTGACGCCACACCGGAGCAGATGGTGAAGGTAACCAAGATCATCGGCAAGTTTGTGGCTATGCATGCTACGGAAGAAGACCTCCTGAAACTCTACAAGGAGATTTATGGGGTTGTGGGTAACGGCCACTTCAACGACTTCTTTGCTGAGGCTCAGATCAAGAAGATGGTGTTTGAGGATGACAAGGAGGTAGAGCATCGTGCTCCTTACTATACCATGGCCAAGACGCAGGAAATCTATGAGACGGTGAAGGACGAGATCAGACCTTACAACAATTGGGATTTTGCCGTGGTTCTGAACATGATCTACTCTGACAACTATAATCTGATGAAAAAGTGGTTCCCGGAGGACAGCGAAGAGCAGTTGATGGACAAAATGGTGGATCTTGCCGTAAACTGGCTGAGGGATGATGATAACCCTTATGGCCATTGTAAGGCTTGGGGGTACTTCAATCACTAAATTATTTCCATAATGACCTAAGATATATAAAAGAAAACTATCAGAAGAAGAGAATGCAGGCGGAAAATGGGCTTGTGTTCTCTTTTTTCGTATGAAGTTGCGCAACTTATCACAGAGAACTGGGAATGATGGCTTATATTTGCATCGTTTCCATAACGGAGTTGGGACGGATAAATGAAAAAGAAAATGAATGATATTCGAGGTTACTTAATTGGGACGATATGGACTTTTCTGAGTCTGCTGGTTCCCATCAGGGATTTTATGATTGCCATGATGGTATTATTTGGCCTTAACCTGGTGTTTGGCATCGTGGCTGCAGTGTTTAACGGTGAAGAATGGAGCTGGAAGAAATTCGGTATGTTCTTTGTCTGTTGTGCGGTGTTCTTTGTGACGGTGGCAGCTCTGTTCATTATCGGTCACTTTCTTCACTCGGACACAGAGGCCTTGTTTTGCGTGAAGTGGGTGTGTATAGCAGCTACTTACCTGTTTGTTACCAATATCCTGAAGAATCTGAGGCGGATGCTGGTTGCTGAGACACCTTTCTACAAACTTGTGGACTATGCTTATTATGCGCTGACACTTGGATTCGTAGAGAAATTCCCGATGTTTAAGAGATACCAAGAATATAAAAACAATAAAGAAAATGGAAATGAAAATGAAGAAAATCAGATTAGAGCAGTTGCTGATGGCAATGCCTAACGCAGGGAAGAGGGCAGAGAAGTTTCTGCCATGCCTGAACCGATTTGCCGAGGAGTTTGAAATAAACACGCCTTTGAGATGGGCGCACTACTTGGCTCAGATTGCCCATGAGAGTGGTGAACTGAGATATACCAAGGAGATTGCCAGCGGAAAGGCGTATGAGGGAAGAAAAGACCTTGGTAACACCCATAAGGGAGATGGCGTAAGGTTTAAGGGGCGTGGGCTGATCCAGATAACAGGGCGAGCCAACTACAGCAAGTATGCCGGATATTGTGGCTATGATGTAGTTAAGAAGCCCTACCTCTTGGAGCAGCCTCTTGGTGCGACACGTTCCTCGATGTGGATATTCGATACCTTCGGTTGCAACGAATTGGCAGACGAGGATAATCTGAAAGCAATCAGACGGAAAATTAACGGTGGCTACAATGGACTGGACGAATGCGAGGAGTATTTGAAAAGGTCCAAGCGAGCACTCAATATCTCATAGCTTATGAAATCGAAACATTTAATTATCTACCTGTTCGTTTGGATAGCGTATTTCTCAATGTTGTTTCTGACGAGTTGTAAGACGAAGACTGTGACGCAGGAACATTATATTACGGACCAAACAAAGACCAAAAGTTCGGATGCCTCCTGGCAGGAGCGATTTATCTCTGCTTTTGAGCAGATGGCAAATAGCAGGATCCAGGAGCACGAAACATCTGTCAAGGAAACTACCCATACAAAGGATAGTACTTCAACCACTGTAGACCAGAATGGAAAGCCTATCAAGACAGAGTCATGGCACTCTGTTGTGACCAACAGGAATACAAAAGAGGTGCTGAGGCTAAAGGATTCCATTAACATCATATCTAAGAAGGTAGATAAATATCAACTTCTAATGGTTCAAAAAGATTCGCTGATTCGGTTAAAGCAAGACTCTATTAACATTATGAGGCGAGAACTAACCAAGAATGAGCAGCGACTTGTGACTATAGGGAAGGTAAGTCTTGTCGCGTTAATAGCTATTATCACAGGTATTCTTGTTTGGTTATGGCATCGTAGAAAAAATGTGATCAAGTATGAAGACAATAACAATTAAAATCATCAAGAAGAGCGTAATGAGCGTGGTAGAAGGACTATCTGCCACCATTGCGCAGCATAACCCGGAAGTGGACTTCCAAAGCGTATGGGCCAGTGATGCAGAAGAGGCTAAACTGGATATATACTATAGGGAGGCGATAACCGATTTAGAGAATTTTCTTGCGAGGTTTTCTTCTTCGACCACACAGAAGTTTGATTTGCAGGCTCTGGCTGATGATTTCTCTATCAATATAGTGACACTTGCTTCTTGGCCTCCAAGGTTAAGTGGTGTGCTGAGCAATCAGATTCAGAACTATCTTGTGCATGCAATCATTGCCGGGTGGCTGAGCGATTTTCCGGATATGGCTCATACGGACTATGCCAGTATGGGAGCGAGTGACCTTGATGCCATTAAGGAGATTTTGCTAAAGAAAGACTTTAGCTTTGCTGAGGCTGAAAGAAAAGCCGATGATACAACGAAAGAAGGCTCTTCTGTCAGTGATACATCAGTCAGAGCTGTGGACCTTAACGAAAAGGCAGGTTCTTCTCCTATGGCTTCGGCAAGAAGTGGGGATGAAATAGGTAAGCAGAAGAATGCGCAGGCAACTGCCGGGCGGTCTGTAGATGCTGAGGCTAAAAGTCAGAATGAACTGGATGCTGAGGCTCGAAATGTGGACGAAGTAGATAAGGATGGCCAGAGTGGGCCGAAAGGGTCTGAGCGCAATCATGACTTCGTTTCGCAGCATTTTCATCAGGATCGTGTAGACTGGAGCGGAGGCAGACCACCTTATGAACTGAGGTAGATTTATTAATCATCTAAATATTTCGAAATATGGATAGTAAACTAATTACTTTGAACTTTAGCATGGAGCAGGTATGTAATGACATATTGGCCCGATGCTATGTGTTGAGCCAGGGACTGGTGGATGATGCCCAGAAGGACATCAGAGCCACTATCGAAAGCCCTGACAGTAAAGAGACTCGCAGTATTATTAATCGTGCAGTAACGGAAGCTATCGGCAATATCAAGGTGGCAGCTCAGCGTTATCTGACCTCAGGTAGAGTGGAGGATAACAACAATCTGGAGCGACTTGTGAAGGGTACGAAGAAGTATGTGTACACCGATAATAACAACGGCACATGGACTGAGGTTGTGACCACAAGCATCATCGGCCAGGAAGATGAGGAAGTGACTTCTACCGTAACCAAGGCTGGTAATGATCGGGAGGAAAGTATCTATGAGACTGTTACCCTGAAACTGGAGATTCCGAACTGGAACGTGGCTGTGACGGATGCGCTTAAGAGCAATATGCATCGGTATATGGTTGACTATACGATGAGTCAATTTTTGCAGGATCAGTATGCAGACAAGGCTGGACAGTATGGGGAGAGTGCTACAGCAGACTTCAATAATATGAAGAGCAACCTGTTAAGCCGGGATAACTATACTTTGAGACGGCCGAGCTTTACTTAATGAAACTTTTTTCCTTCTTTCGTTTTAGGTGTGTTTATGGAAAGAGCCTTCGCTTCGGGATAACTCCTGATTTGCGAAGGCTCTTGTTTTTTTGACATGGCTTAGAAAGCCATGGAACGGTGGTTTTACTGTTAGAACTTGCTGAAACGCCTGATGATTTCGAGGCGCGTATCAAAGTATTGGTTCATTGATTTCATCTTCAGGTATAGGGCGATGCGGAAGAAACGATAGCTGTGAGTAGCCATGTAGCTGGACTTCATGCCGCCCAAGCGACCGATGTAATGCCAATTCTGATTATCATTGCTACCATATAACCACATGATTGGTATGCTGCCAGACGTGAGGGAATGGATATAGCCTGTAATGGAATCAGGTACGTTATCTTCATCGAACTTCAAGGTACGAGTAACTATGATACCATGATACTCTTTTGGATCTTTGTAATCGTGACCCTTATCAAGCACCATCACGCTGCCATCCCTATATTGTATGTAGGGGTGAGGGTAGGAATTGATAGCCGTAAGCACATTTTGTATAAGAAAAGTGCTCCAGGCATTATCCTTGATAGAATAGCAGAGGGCCACCGTATCAGCCGTAGAGGCCCTACTCGTCTGCGTAACATCCAGACATAAGATGCGAGAGCTTTTGTAGTCGTAGATAACCTGACAATGCTGGAAGAACTCTATTGGCGATGAAGTAAAATCTATGAGTTGACGCATCTGAGCCTTGATTGTCTTGACGGATTCGCTATCCCCTTCTGCATCAACGAAGAAGTTGAGGAACTTACCTAGGCTACCGGAAATGTTGAAGCCGGGACCATCTAAGACATCGGACATGGAAACCACTTGTGACTCTGCTATGCGACTGAGGGAGCGGTTTGTGGCGAAGATAACAGACTGGTCTAACTGTGTGATAGACTTCGGATTGCTACAAACCTCACGACTAATTGGGTGGATGCTGCTATAAGTGCCTTTGGAAGAGACTTCCATCGCCCAGATACCATCGGTAGAGAATGCCATCAATGGGTACTGACCAAACTGACCTTGGGAGAGAGCACGCGTGGTGGAGGCTATGCCCTGGATGGTTCCGATGCCCACGGTGTTGATGCCGTTAAGAGGGAAAAAGAAGGGATTGTCGGACTCGGATGTGTAAATCTTGGACGGCATATAAACGACATTATCAACGGAGTAAGTAAATTCACTAACCTCATATTTACTGTAATCAGATGTAAAGAAACTGAGATGCATGGCTCCATTGAGTTCTGCACACTCGGTGAGAGGGAAGGAGTAGATATGTGAAGAGGCTTCACCGCTGGTATTTATTAAAGTGCAGAAGAACACCATCTTTGTAGCGCGAGAGTCTGGATAGAATTTCATAGAGTTGAACAAGCCAGCTCTGTTTATATTCCATATTGATACACTCTTCTCTACAATCTTCTGGCCTTCGGTAGTTTCTATAACCGTAACGATTTTGTTTATACCAAGGGATTTTTCAGAATTATCGAGATTCACGAAAAAGCGGCAGCCATCAGGGAACATAGAAAGTCCAAAACCATCAAAAAGAGTCTCGGATATTCCGTAGACATTAAGTCGGTGGTTGTAGACGTAAGCACCTTCGGCGGTTATAAGGTTGTGGCTTTTGTAGTCGTCCTTCATCTGCTGCTGTAGCGAAACGTTGGCTATTACTGATTTGTCAACAGGCAGGTTTGTGCTAACATCCGGAAAGTTACTGATGCTTTCCAAATCGAGCGATGCGATCTTGAAGAAGGAAGATGTATTACGTATTTTCTGGCAATAGTTCTCATCTGTCAGTGATGGTATCTCAGCAAGAGACACGTTGTGAAACCCGCCTTTATAAATATATGCACCACTTGATGGCGCATACGAAATAATCCAGTCCTGATCAGGGCACACGTTTCGCATTGTATAGTCGACAGTCTTCAACACAAACTTATTAATACGCTGAGAGCTGTCTGTCTTGGTAATGGGCGGTGTGATATACACATCTATGGACCGAACAATGTTTTTCCATTTCTGCAGCTCGCTAAAGACATCTCTCTGGCAAACATACATTAAAGCGACATTACGAGGCTGATACATTAGGACGTTATTGCTTGCAGTAAAAGAATATTCCTTTCCGTAAGCATCTTTTCTGTTATACTTTAATGTGTCTGTATACAACTGAACCTTTGATGCGCTCACCACTCTTCCAAAGTCGTCGTACTTTACGTCGCTGGCATCAATAGCAGTATCATCATTTCGTGGTGTTTTCGTGCCAGCCCACGACACGACATTCATGTTATATACCCTGTAATTGTTTGGTATGAGTACGGGCATAAGAATGGGAGCAGAGTGCAGAATTGTGGATCCGTCATATAGACGATAACAATAACGTACCATAAAATTGGCATAGAAACGTCCGTTCTTTGCGATGAGGCTGTTTGTACGATTGATAAGTGCCCAAATGCTTTCGGTTAATTCAGCCTGTTTCTCCAGTTTAACGTCAGCAACGGCATCTCCAGGTTTATACGCTTTGCTTTCTACAATATTCAAGAGATTGCTTACATTCTCCGTTGATACCTGGAAAGCAACCGTAAATCCATCTGCCGAACCTGTAATATCGATTCCACCTGTTTCGTAATTCTCGGGTTGGTCATCTCTACTGAGAGAAAAAAGAATCCTCATGAAAGGTGGCTTCTGTCCCAAGTATTCGTATTTATCTTTGAGCCATACAGCATAGTGTATGCCATCGGTAGTCACGATGATGAGGGTGTTGCCGATGGAGTTGATAGAGATCACGGTGGATTCGTAGTCGAAGGACTTGATAGGTGTGGACGAGCCTAAGGTGCCATCCTGCATGAACCAATAAATGGAGGATGAGGCTATGGCTATGAGATGGCGGTAATTGCCAGTTTCGTGTACATAAAGAATCTTAGCCACAACACCATTAATGGTGAGTGGCTGAGAGAGGGGTGTTCCTGTGGCAATAGAAGGGCGCAATGCGCCATCATGCAGCTCAAGATTGCCGCAGAGGGATAGCGCACCGTTTTCTACTGCCATTTCATCAGGAGTGAGGCTGAGGCCTTTGTATCTAATTGATTGTTGCATATTTCTTAATGTTTAATATTTTATTATCGACAGTGCTCGCTGTCGGCCCTATTGACGATTGCTAAGGCTGGACAACTGACGCCATCTACATTGAGATTGATGGTTTCATTAGCCGTAACCAGTTCTATCTGCTTAGTACCAGTCGGGATATTCGGTATATAGCTAAGCAAGAAACTGACGGTAGAAACATTACTGGCATGGAGCTGCCCCTTACGGCCAGACAGTTTGATGCATACATTTTTAGCTTCTAACTCCGGTGTGGACTTGATGACATACATCTGCTTACTTGGATTATAGAAACAGAAACAAATCTTATCACCCGGATGGAGATCAAGCAGTTTGCAAGGACTATACCTTAGAGTGATACGCCCATTCAGATTAAGGCAAAGTCCTCGCTTCTGAACGCGAGGACGATTGAGAATAATGACATCATTTGTTAGCTTCATGATCTGTAGGTTTGTGGAGCCAGAAACGGAAATAATCGTTTTCGGCATCCTGGTTGCGTACTTTTACATATTCTCTTGTAACATAAAAATGCTTCTTGCTGAGAGTAGGGTTGAGGTTGTAATCATTCAACATCATTGCTGGCTCAACTCTGCCATCGAAGGAAATCTCGTACCAATAGCGATGGAGAAAGAACCATGGACGAAGACGGACCTCCTGAATGGTGGTGTAATTACTCTTGTCTGCCCGGCACGGTACGATGCTCCAGCTACCATCCTGCCAATGCTCTGTGGTCACTTCTCCACCTGGTGCCATTTCATGTTTCTTGATGATGGACTTTTGTATTTTGACGAGAAGGCAAACATCAGCTGTGAAAACTTTAGCCATCTTGCCATGGCAGAGCATGACGAAGCGACCTTTCTTATCAGGAAGTAGGCTACGCTGTTTGCCCGGCTTATTGATGACACAGACGGTGGAGAGGAACTTATGTCGGGCCATGGAGAGAAAATCGGGCAGTTTCGCCTTGGCGTGCATGCGGTCGATGACCTTCTGAACCTTTTTGAAGTTCTTCTCTGCCTGAGTCTCATGAATAGTGACCGGAGATAGAGGTAACTGATCTTTTCCCTTTTGCTCACGAATCTTCTTAACGTTTTCGCGAACCTGCTTCTTAGATGGTATTTCCAGAAGATGCCCCGTTTTTTTATCAAGTCTGTATCTTGTTTTTTGCTTTTCCATAATGAGTAGTCTTTAAATGTTGCCAGAGTTGAGGCAAATGATTTCGAAATGATGATTCTCGCAGATGTCGTTGCCGTTGGCCATACGATGATTGAAGGAGCAAGGGATATGCTTGTTGTACAGATCACACTGGAAGCAATGTTCAGGCACTTCTTCCTGTTCTTTGCTGTCTCCATTATCAGTTGCAGGCATCTTACTTGGTACAGCCCTGACAACACGACCAAAGTGGTCATAAAGTTGACCGGGAACGATACAGGTTGCTTCACGGAGGGATGGGAGATTGTAACCCATCTTACGGATAAACCAGAGGCGTAGGTAAATGATTAAACGTTTCAACTTCTTCATATATGATTGATGTTATATATTAATAATGTGGGTAAAGGTACGAGAAAAATGAGGATAAAAAGTGATAACTTGCGCAACTTAGCTTGTTGAGAGCCAAATTGCGCAAGAGTTGTCAGTGATTACTCGGTTTTACCGTCCTTCTCTTTCTGCTTGCCTTCAGTGGAAGGCTCATGCTCGAAGACATCAAAAATCTTGGTCTCGCTGAGGCTCTTCAACTCATAGTCGATCATGGTCTTGCCCATGACCTCACCTACATAACGCTTGGCACGCTCGATGCTCTTGGCTTGGATGAGGTAGTTGACATAGGTACGCTTCTCCTTATCCTTCTTTTCATCAATGGTGATGAAAGCCAAACGAGCCTTGAACCAAAGATCATCGTCATCAATATCAGAGAAGAAAATCTCGTTGTAGTTGGCTGGGTTGATGTTGGCAATCTTAAGTTCACCAGATACATAGACTGCCATGTTATCGATGATGCTTGCTTCTGCCTCGGTGAAGGAGAGGGCATCAACAACATACAGCTCGTTTACCAATTTCTCGCTTCCATCCTCCTGGGTCTTCTCATAGCGTACCTTGCACTCGAACCATGTGCTTGTACGAGAGCGGAGGGAAGAACCATTACCTGTGCCAATGAAGGACACCTTTGCCTGATTCTGAGACTTGTCTTGTGTCTTAGCCTCTTCCTGAGGCTTGTTTCCTGTCTTGTTCATAATCTTAAGAATTTAAATTGTTATTAATAATTTTGTCTAACTCTTCCTGAGGTAGCTGTTTTCCGTCTTTGCCAAGATATTCCTTGCAAATGTAATACATGGTGCCAGGATGGTCGGGATGGCGGTAGTGGTCATTCAACTCTATATTGGCAAGCTGCTCATCCGAGGAATTAAAGATAGAACGAGCCTGATGTGCTCTTGGCATACGTTCCATGACGTGGTACTGGATGATGTAGCCATCTTTCTTTATCTGCTCGTCTTTGAGACGTATGAGCATCTTATCTATCTTGTCTTCTTTCTCCTTGATGGTCTTGAAAAGGGAGTTGACCAGCTCCTTGTCGGGCTGTAGCTTCTTCTTCTCTTGGAAATATTGGATGGTTGAGGCTCTAAGTTCTGCCACCAGAAGGAAGAATGTGCCGTTGTCGTTCTGAGGGACATCATTTCCGTCTGCCTTCATGATGATGCCATCGACACGCTTTTCAAGTTCGATGGACTGGCGAAGCATCTTCTTATCGCGGTGTGCCCAATATTCCTTTTCCGTGGTTCGCATAGCTGAAACCAGCTTGCGAAAGGATAATACTGATTCTTCACTCATATCTTATTTGATACCTAAAGTTTGTTTGACTTTTCTGATGCGTTCCTGCTCCTTGGGGAGGAGGTTACCTTTTTCGTCTATTCGGCAGAGGAGTCTGAGATTTGGCTTAATGGTAATCCACTTGTGAAGACCATCATGCTCACGCTTTATCTGTCGAAGCTGGGCTTCTTGCAGTCTTTCGTGCAAATGCTGCTCATGACGAAGTTTATTGATTTCGTTCTGTATTCTGTCCATTGGCTAATCTTCACACTTTTGAATTATCTTTGCCAGAATGCTTTCTACGCCCTTTGGCTTGAAGAAGCGATTGGCATTGAGGAGAGACTGGGCTTCTTTAGCACTCTGGTTGATGGATGGCAAGCGACCAGCTTTCTTCATGTAAATTTTGTAGTCTGCTTCCAATTTCTGCTTGTATGCCTTGCCCTTGGCAAGATAGTCTGCTTCAAGGTCTATACCCTTCTTCTTGTATACAGAAATGAGATCATCTTCTTTTTGGGCGTACATGCTTTCGAGAGACTTTTTCTTGGCATCCAACTCCTTCTCTTTCTCATTGTATCTCTGAACAGAGGAGTCGTAATTTGCACGTGATTCGTCTCGCTGTTGGATGCTACGTTTTATCTCGTCCTTCATTTGCTCTTCAACCTTCAAGCGTACATCTTCAAAGCCAAGGTAAGACTCAGAAGTCTCAATTGTGTGTCTTGGCTTATCGTCTCGTGAATAAAAAGGATCTGTTAGACTACCATCAATTCTGTCAAACGGGGATCTCTCATACTCTACTTGCACTTCCTTGCGGATGATGACTCTGGAACCGTCTTTGAGGGACGCAATGGTCTTATCCTTCTCTTTGACGGTCTCTTCTAATTCCTTTACTCGATTCTTCAAGGTTTCGAACTCTGAATAATCTACATTTACTACAGCCATAATTGTTATGATTTAAATTTAATTGTTACATTTTTCTGCATTCTCTATAGGGATGTCGTACCATGGAAGAGAATAACCTTTATCCTTCATTTTTTCTGGCAATATACAGCGATAATATTGACCATAGAAATTCAACCATACATCACTCACCTCCAAAATCGTACCTGCTGGAAGTTCTGGCTTCGGCTTAAACCATGGGCGTGGATATTTTGTCGTTTCGTGAACATCCTGAGCGCACTTCGTTGGTTTGATTAATTTTATTTTCATTTTTACTTCTTTTTTTAAAAATTTTTATTGCTTTTCTTGCCAGTTTTCCTAAAGTCGAAGAACTAGCTTCAGGAAAGCGTTCTTTGAACTTTGCTCTTACTGCATAGAATAATTCGCTTTTTCTTTTTGCTTCTCTGTATTTATCTTGTATGGAAGACAGTTGGCTGATAGCCTCTCCAGCTTCAATGGTAAAGCTATCATCAGAGCTTGCTTCAATCTCTGTTTCTATTTGAGAACGAGCAAAACTTATAGCATTGTATTCTGATTCTGTTAAGTATATATTCATTGTTCTAATTCTTGTTTAATAATTCTCAACTGTGATAAAACATGCTCTGCATTGATAAACTTGGAGTCAGAAATATTTAATGCGGATTCTATCTCAAGGATGAGCATATTAACTCTTAATTTGACATTTAACTCTTTCTCTTTCATACGCTACTCTTCTTTAAGTTCTACATCATCACCAAGAACATCATTGATTTTCTTTTCGATAAAATCATCAGAAGTATTCTCCTCTATTAGAGCATCAATGTTTGGTAACTCTGCATCAATTTTGTCTTCCTGCATTTTTGAGGTAAGCATACCAATTACTAATTTCGCCCAAGGACTATTAGCTATATCTGTCAATGAATCCTTTTGAAGGTCATAAGCTTTCTTCAACTCTCCGTTATCACGGAAATATCTGAGTATTTCCGTCAATGCAGCAACAAAGTTTTTGTCTGCCATCTGATCACCCTTTGCTTCTTCCAGTTTAATCATTAGGAAGAGTAAAGATGAATGTAAATCTGTTTGCATAATAATTATTTTTCTTTGTTTATATTCTTTTTGAGGGTCCAGCGATATTTCATGAATGTCATCCATATTGTTTGGTTCTTGATGGTGGTACGATGTCCGAATATCGGTTTGTAATCTTTAATTGCCTTTAGTACTTCACCTACCTTTATCTGTTGCTCGTTCCACTTAAAAATGAGTGTTCCGCCAGTTTTCAGTACTCTCATGCCCTCGTGGATAGAGTCATTGATGAACGCTTGCCAATTTTCGGGCAGTTTGCCATATTTCTTGCATAGCCAGGAGTTCTGACCTACTTTTTGTAGATGAGGAGGGTCGAATACTACCATATTAAACGTTTCATCTTCGAATGGCAAGGCTGTGCAATCGGCTATCATATCTGGTTGCACGTCTAGTTTGCGTCCATCACATAATGTGTCGTGTGACTCTCTTATGTCTGCGAAAAGCACATTAGGGTCTTGTTTATCGAAATAAAACATACGTGAGCCGCAGCACATATCTAAAATAGTCTTTTCCATAAGCTACTTATATAAACTTGGAGTCAGAAATATTTAATGCGGATTCTATCTCAAGGATGAGCATATCAACTCTTAATTTGACTTTTAACTCTTTAGCTTTCATACGCTATACCTCCATTTCTGAATTAAGCCCTAAACCAAAGAGAAGATGCTGGAGTTCGTGAGTATATTGAAATTCTAATAGTCTTACATCTCCTATATAAGCAGCGTAATGCTTATCGTCTAAAAGCCTTAAAATTTTAACACTATCTTCTTTTTCATAAATCCATGTACTTTCTAATGAAACCTTCCACCCATTCTTTTCGAGGATAGCAGGAACAAGAGGAATAGGAATAATATCCTTAATCCATGCACCACAGTCACCAAATAGGAAACCTTCATCATGAAAGGTTTTTCCTTTTATGTTGGAAAGAGTGACGGAACCTCTCAATATAGTGAATTCATTTCCATCTTTCACTATTTTCTCAGCATTACTTTCTGTGACTTGGTAAACGATTCCCTTTTTGGTTCCGATAGGAATGCCGTTTGTCATAACAAGATCACCTGGTATATAAATTGTCTTTTCCATTTCCTTAATTTCTTACTTTGTTATATTGACTATTCTTTTTGAGGGACCAGCAATGGAATCGCTGGGAGCAGTGGCTTTTACCCCATTCTTCTTGTTTTCAAAATAATCAAACGTTTATTGCGTTTAACTAGATTTCCTAACTTTTTCATATCAGATAAATACTTATCCACAGTCTTCGTTGTCCTTTTCATACACTACTTATTCACTTTGACTAAATTTTTGGCTTTATTGAAAGCCTCATAGTCTTCCTTGCTAATTTCAAAGTAATTGTCGAACTGAATAGTTGCAGGATCAGCTATCTCTGAATATCCTTCTGAAATCACCTTGATAGCCTCCATAAGAGGGAACAATGCTGAGCCATCTTCTTTCATAATGGTAAGGTCAACCTTACTCTGTGTTTTGGCTATGTCTTTGCGCATGAATGATGCGACTACATAAAAATATCTTTTCTTCATATTACTTCTTGTTTTAAAATTATTGTCTTGATAAAAATTCCTTGATGCTATCGAGGACAGTCTGCTTGTCTGTACAGTTGCGTGGAATGAAGGGTTTGCAACCGCTATGAGCATTTTCCAAGGATTTAATTTCTTTATAAATACCTCACGAAAGTCTGAATCAGAACTGCTTGCAATGTATTCGGCAAAGTCGTTGATTTCTTCAAATGTGAACTCATCGTTTTTCTGGTTGATGAGATATTTGATAATATCCTTGACCTTCATTTCTTCCAAGACCTCTTAGGGGTCAATATCTACGGTTACATCTATGTCCATGATTTTTCTTGTTTTTAAAGTTCAACTTTAGCATCAGCTTTATCCTCATTGCAATTGCAATGAGGTGTGACTATGATTGTGATGTTCTCGTCAATACGGAAGTACGCCCAAACTTCGCTATCTTTCTTAGCTTTTGAGAGAAGCGTGATGTGATCTTTGCCCAGAAGAAATAAAGCATCAATTATTGCTTTTATATGCTGATTGTTGATAAAGAATCCGTCAAGCTCTATGATGGCATTATATTCTGGTTCATAACACTTTCTGATATTTCGCTTAAAAAAGCCAAAACCATCGCATGCTGGACAGTTAAAGTCTTGATAATGGGTCTTTCCATTATTATCAGTATATTCCCATACTACTGAACCTATACCATCGCATTCGTTGCAATTTTCCTTATCATATTCCTCATATTCTACTTTCGGCAGAGAATCGTATGCTTTCTGTAGGCTTAATAGAGGGATATTCAGTTCCTGCTCTACAGGAGGAAGTTTAAGATTAAACTTTTCTGTTCTCTCATACTCGCCCTGACAGACTTCTGCATTGATGTAGATAGCCTTGTGGCAATCAGTAGCAAAAACCTTGTTGTCTTTGAGAAGAGGCATTGCAGAGAGGCTTTCTTTGCTGTAGAACAGTCCGAGTAGTTTCTGTTCGTCTACATTTTCATATCCTATCATAGTTCATCCTCCTTGGTAGTTTTACGTTTCCATTCCCCACAACATTCCCAGTGGAAGCGATGATGGCCGAAGCCGTTGCATGTTCCGCTGTACTTACTGTTTGCTGTTGGCCGGAAAAACTTGCAGCTCTTGCAAGAGCGATTTCGGTGAGTGTAAACTAAATAGATGAATGTGCTGGCCATAACTACAAGGCACAGCATGATGATGATGATGAATCCGATTTCCATATTACTTCTTGTTTTTAATGATTTTGTTTAATACTTGCTTGTTGTGCTCAGTATCATCGTTACTCAGATGATAAGATTTTATATTCTCAACGATGCCTAAATCAACTGAAAGCATGTAATCGTTGACAACTTTAATGAAGTCTTCCAGAGAGCGACAAAGAGCGTATTTATAGCCAGCACACTGCCAGTAGCCCTGGAAACGTTTCTGATGAACTGTCTGATTGTTTGTCTTGCCATACTTCAATTCAATGCCCAAGCCGTAGAATAATTCTGTACCCCTGTTGAGAGCTCCATTTTTGCCATTCTTGTATGAAGGGAGAGCCAGAATGAGATCTGGAACGCCCGGCACAACTCCTGATGCAGCGTTGATGGCTATCTTTTTGCCACTGGTAGCGCCATCAGCCTCATTCTTGGGATGGAAGAGGAGAGAGGCATAAGCCGGGTACTGGAGACGGAACCAGCGTACACAAGCTATCTGTAGCTGCCCTTCATGTTGCACCTTCTTCTGTTTGGTAGCAGATCTCTTGGTGTATTCAGGATAATTGCCGTTGAGGCGGTCGATTAATTCTTGTCTGTCCATAATCGTATGAATTAAATTGTTTGTTACTTGTGTTTCTTAGTCGCTGAGGAGAGATTGGAGATAATTCTGAGTCTGATCATCCAAGTCGGCCAGTGACTGTTCTTCTTCTGCCACCGATGGATTCCAGACAATTCCCAGTTTGGCTAAAGTGCCATTCTTGTAGGCATCTTTCACCATCTGTGCCATGGAACCATTCGGGTTATTCTTGGCGGCTTCTATCCAGCCTAGATACTTTTGCCGTAGGGCTTCGGTCTGTTCTTTCTCCAATTCCTTCTTGCGCTCTTCTTTCATTCTGAGGCGAGCTTCTATTTCCTCGTTGGTCTCCTCGCGTTGAGGCTGTGGAGGAGAAGGTGGTGGAGAACTTGAGTGCTGAGGCTTCTTCCCGGCTGAGGCTACAACTGTAGGATTGTCGAAGGTTCCTTCCATCAGAGCCTCGTAGTTCTTCGGATTGAAGAGCCAGTTGAAGGAGATATAGCATCCACCATCCTTGCGCCCTGAGAGAAGATCGGAGTTGAGAGCCTTTCGAAGCATCGGTTCTATATCCTCGAAGGAATAGTCTGAGATAAACTTTGCCACCATCTTCTTGCGGTCGGGAGTCATCTTTGAGATTGGCTTGACCTGCGTGCCCAGAAAGAGGCGATTGAAGAGTCTTAGCACTTCCGAGAACTGAACTTCCGGATCCAACGACTTTTTTTCTTTTTCTTTTTTTTGTGTGTGGGTGTGGGCTTTCTCCTTTCTTTGTTTGTTTTCTTTTATAGGGGGTTCGGGGGAAATGTTTTCTTTTATTTGTTTCTTTCCTCTTACTTCTGTGCCCTTACCCTTGCCCTTATCTGTGCCCTCAACTTCGGCAGAATTTTCGGTATCACCTTTATTTAAAGGGGTTTCGGAATTGTTAATCTGTGCCCTATACTGTGCCTTTTGGTGTGCCCCTTGTTTAGGGTGTGCCCTGGAGCGTGCCCTATCTTTGCCCTTAATCGTGCCCCTATCTGTGCCCTTGTTATCTTGAAGATATGCTGCACAATCTTGTGTATCAGTAACTTGCGAAGTTAAAATCTGTGCCCCTATCTGTGCCCTAAAGAGTGCCCCATTCTGTGCCCCTAATGGGTTTTGATAGGGTAGTACGCAGTGGGAGAGGGGATGCGAACTGTTAACATACACTATTGTTGAGGCTTTAGGGGAGCTGCATTTTGTGATGATTCGCTCCTGTATGAGAACATCGATGGCACAGCGGATAGACTTGACAGAGGTATGGAGCCGATCAGCCAACAGACGTAAGGAGAGCGTAGCAGCAGCAGCCTCATTGTGGGTGGCAGACAGGAGCACGTAGATGAGCACCTGTACCACCACCGGACGATGAAAGTAACGCCATTGCAGCAGCTCTGGAGTAAGTATGTAGCCATCTGTTTTCATTTATTCTTCTTTTATTTGGAATATAGAATTTACATTATTATATTGTAACTCATTTTTTGTAGGACCAGGAGCAACCTCCTGCGGTCTTACGCTTGCCTCGTAACACTTGGCAGATGTTGGATGCCGATATGCCAGTACGTCTTTCGGCATTTTTGATGGATAAATAGCAACGTGTGGTTGTACCATTATTCATAACTATAGCCTTGCTATTCAGTGTTTTAGACTTCTTGCGACTGGCGGAATATACACTAAGTCGGGAGCACCAAGAGAGGTTGGAAAAATGATTGTTGGTGAGCTTTCCATCCTTATGCCTAACGAATGGTTGATTCGCCTTGTTGGGGATAAAGGTCTCAGCCACCAGCCTATGAACCAATTCTTCGTGCATCTTTCCCCCATAGAAAAGACGAACACGGAACAAACCGCGAGCATTTATGCTCTGGGTAACGATAGCACCCTTTTTCAGACATAGTGTGCCATTGTTGTCCACCATCCTTGGATGCCTTCGGATTCTGCCGAAGGTGGATGCCTGATATTGGTTGGCGTAACGTGGAATGTTTTTCCAAAATTCCTTTTCCATATCTATTTATTTATTATGCGTTTCTGTGTTCCAGGAGCCACTGTAGGTGAGCAGCCTTAGAAGGATCACGAAACAGGGATTTTGCTTTATCATCTTCTTTTTACCCTCTCCTGTAAAAAGGAGAGGGTGGTTAGTTACTCAACTACAATTTCCCAGTCTTCCGCAAATACATCAGATGAAGAAGGAATCCATGAGTCTGCTCTGCCTTTAGGATTGATAATCAACATCTGATTAACATAATCAATGTGAGGATTCTCACGACTCATCAAGATGCTCTTAGCAGACTGAGGGAGCGACTGCATATTAGGAATGATGTCACCAGTGATATGGGAAGGAACCTGCTTCACGATAAACGAGCCCTTGCCGTTCCATCCCTTGCGTCTTACCGCAAAACCATTCTTCAGTAAGATAATAGCACCACCAAAGGTAAGTGAGCCTACTTCACGATAGGCTTCCTCAAACACGTCCTTTGGCGACCAAGACTTATATCCGTCCTTGTACTCTACTAAGTAGCCATTTTCCTCAACGGTTACTGGCTTAAGAGTGGCAATTTTTCTACCAAGCACTTTCTGTGCTTCTTTCATAGTCATAGGTTCTGCCTTTATGACCTTTGTACCAATATACATTTTCATATTACTATTTGTTTATATCCTTTGCAGGATGATTATTTAATTTATTTTTCATTCACATGGCATTTTCTCCTGATGCTGCACGTATCTTTTGTGCTTAAGGCAATACTTGCCATTGATGCAGTTACGCCCATCATGGCAGAGGAGGCACTTGCGAGCTGCATAGGTGCTCTTACTTCTGGAATCGCTCATAATAGTAAGTTACTATCTGATGCTCGGTAGGCTGAAAGCCATTACGAATGGTAAGAGTATCTACTATCTCGTCATAGGTACTCTGAGGCATCTGTAGAATGAGATTCTCATCATGAATGCCCTGAGAGAGTTTACTGAGGTAGAGCCATCCAAAGACTAGCCAGATGGCAATGCAGAAGATGATCTTAATTGTTTTCATAACTTTATCTTATATTGTTTATATTAGCGGTAGGTAAAGGGATTCATCTTATTTGGGACACAGATAGTCTTGAACTTGGCAGGCACATGCATCCAGCTCTGATACTTTGTATTCGTGGCGAGTAATCTTGCCATTTCTGCCTCTTGCGAAGTCTTTCACCTTTCCTTCACGTTTCCATCGCTCAACGTTTTTTCTTCCGTAGATGTCGTATGCCTTGGCTTGTGTGAGGAACGGACGTTTACCCACAGCCTTGCAGACTTCTTCTTTCACAACGTTGCGTATGGCTGACAGGAATGTATCAAAGGATAGCATCTTATCTGCAAACTGGATTTGTACTACTTCGTTCATGACTATTGTTTTTATTTTATTCTTGTAACTGTGATGATCTCTTTCTCCCGGTTGATTCTGGTTTTGAACTTACGACAGTAAATTACACCTAATTCCGAGCAGGTTGTCTTGATCGTTCTCATTCTCCTGATAGGGAAACTGATTGATTTACCCAGCTCCAGTTCTCTGATCTGAGGTCTGAGTGGTACTTTTTCTTCTGACATATTGCTTGAATTTAATTATTATTTAACTAGTTTGAAATCGTAAACGAAAACGAGAGGATTGCTGTCCCAGTTGAGGTGGAGCTTGCTGCTAAGCATCTTGTATGCTTCGATAGGGGTTCTGTACCACCATTTCGTCTTAAAAATATCATTTGTGGCATCGCATGAATAAGCATCATCAATTCCATCGATGTGGCTACAGTAGATTCCTTCCTTCATGCAGTCATCGGTGCTGATGTCCTGTAGTCTTTCACACCGAATGTTGGTAATTTTGATTTGATGAGGCATCAAATCAGACTTCACAAACATCTTGTTTGACCATCCTATGGAAAGGCCTGCTCCTTTGAATATTTCATTGTTAAACGGAATATCGTTGTATCTTTGGGCAATTGCTACGATTTCACCTATTTTGTAAGTGGACTTTGCCACAATCTCATTTCCATCATTGATGGCGAGCTTGCCTTTATCTTTACCTTCCATGATAAAACCGCAGCTACGGATATGCTTGAAAGGATTTTCATAAGCGATTCTTCTGGTCTGAGTCTTGCGGCCTTCCAGAACAGCTTGGGTGAGACCGTACTGGTCGTTGAACATTATCTTTTTCATTTTGTGTCTCCTTCCTCTATGGTAGGAACTAAGTCTTTGATGTAAGCCCAGTAAGCGAAGCGGAAATCTTTGCGGATGATTCCGTTCCACTTCATCTTATCGCTTATGTTGTGAGCATCAAAAAACTTATGGACCAAGTATTTTTCTAAGTCTATAAGAACTGGATGAGTGAAGTTTTTGGAAACACCGATGATAAAGGTGTGAAGATCTTCTGGAACTTCCTTTGCTTTATGCCATGATTGGCTGAGGCTGATGTATTCCACCTCATTTTCATAACACCAAGGGTACAAATCTTTCGGAACCTTATTTTTGTGTCCAATCCAACATTCTTCATCTGAAACCTTTCCTACGGCTATTAAGCCTAATTTGTGTATCAAAGAATTTGTTCGAACCCATAACCTTTTAGGCGCATCAGGAACTTTTTTATCTTCATTCTTCATTATTCTTCAAATTTATTTGGTACTTATTTATTTATTTACTAACTTTGCAGCGCAAATCAGATGTTAGTCATACTAACAAATCCTTTCAGCAAACGGTCATTTGTTGAAAACTATCTCGAAAGAGACTTTAGAGCCCTTGGATTCCGCACCCTTGGGCTTTTTTGTTGCCCATGACCGTGGGCAAGTAAGCTTCTCGGCAATGTCGCTGAGTCGCAAAGCAGAAGGGAGGTGTTAAGTATGACAGAATCTGATTTGCACAAAAAGGGTAAGAAACTTATCTTTCGTAGATACTTCCGAGATAAGAATGGTAAGGTTCATTTCCCGATGAAGTCTCGTGTATTCCCAATGTGGGTAAATGAGAAGTAACTTTTCCTTTTTGGTGGGCAGCAGCTGGATGCCCACTTTTCTCTTCTATCCATCCTCTGCTTTTGCCGATTCCGGAAATATTTTATCTTCATTCTTCATTATTCTTCAAATTTATTTGGTACTTATGTATTTATTTACTAACTTTATGGTGCAAAACTACAAAATAATTTAGTGACTTGCAAATATTTTAGCCTAAAATTTGCTTAAAGCTATCATATTTAATAGTTCTTAACTAAAGTATAGTAGAATATGGACTTAAATGTAATTAAGAAGCTTGCAGAAAAGCGAGTTGGTGGACTAAAGAAATTAGCAGCCGACATTGGTATGAGTGAAGCAAATCTTCACAGGTGTATAAACAATAATAAGATGCAAGGAGGTGATTTAGAACAAATCGCATCCATATTTGGTGTGTCTGTTGATGTTTTCTTTGATTGTAATGCTGAGGCTTACGTTAATGATGTAATGGACTTAGATAAAATTAAGTCTTATATTAAGGATAATGGTATTGGGTTAGTTTCATTAGCATCTAAAATGAAAATCAGCAAAGTTGCATTAGAAAACATACTAAATGGTTCTGATGTTAAAATAAGTCTTGTAGAGTCTTTAGCTAGAGCATTAGGAGTGAAAGTTGTAGATTTGTTTAATGACAAACAATTAGATGCTGGTATTGTTGATATTCCAGTTACAGAAGATAAAAGTATGTATGAGGAACTGATTGCTCTAAGAGCTGAAAATAAGGTACTGAGGGAGATCCAGGGTCTTTCTTCAAGAAGTCAGGTACATGTAGGATAATTAAAATGAAGAGATTATGAAACGATTAATTTTTGCTTTTATTGCTTTTGTTATTGCTGTAGTCGGTTTTTCTAAAGATTATGTTGGTTTAACCACTACAACTGTGAATTTTAGATACGAGCCATCTACAGAAAGTGAAATCATAGAGAAACTTCCAAAGGGCTGTCCGATTGCTTTTGATGATGAATCGCTAGAGGATGGCTTTTATTTCGTGAATGTTTTAGAAACAAACACATTTGGTTATGTGTCTGCTAAATACATTCAAAAATATAAGGAAATTAGTATTGATACGACATTGGTGTTAGAGAAAGAGGATGTTAGTCCTACATATCAGAAAAAGAATAATCTGCATCTTGACCCACAGCTAAAGGTTAAAAATCTGGCATCTGTTGCAATGACTTTAAGAATTAATGATGAACTAAATTACAAATTTAAGGCTCATCAAGAACGGACGATTACTGTGCCTGCTGGTAACGTAAAACTTATGGTTTATTCTCCTGGAACAATTCCTTACATTGGAACCACAAAGACGGAGGAAAACTATTTATATACTCATAAGTTTTATTTGCATACTATAACAACGAGAAGATGAAAAGACTGTTATTCGTGATTTTTGTGCCATTACTTGTTGCATGTTCTAATGGAACCCGAAATGCAAGCGACTCTGAGGATAATGATTCTATCGTTATTACAAAGACTGTCAAAGAGAAACTTTCTAATAATGATAAAATAGAATTAGCAAAATCTGTAGGGATAGGCACGACTTTATATATAGATTTTGCTAATGTTTTGCATTGTCGTAAATATTGTAAGGGTATCGCTAGAGATAATAAGGCTAGACCTCTAAGACCTGTTCGTTTGCTAATGTTGACCGATGATAACACATCAGAAATATGCTCCAGATGTATAAACTCAGAAGCAATGTGGGCTTTGGACGAAATTGTTCAGGGATATAAAGAAACAGAAGTTGAAGTAAAATAG